ACAAAGTCACCAGCGAACAGGCTGGCGCGAAGTGATCCATGCCTGCTTGGCTCCTCCAACTCATCGAAGCGATCGGCGCCGGCCTCGGCCGTGGTGTCGCGCGCGGGATACTGGAGGAGCTAGGCAAGCCGATTGTGACCACCAAAGAGGAGCCGACCCGTGAGGACATCGACATTGCTGCTCGCTTCCGCGATGCTCTGCGCGGGGTGCAATCCCCTCCGCCACCAGGAAGTGCTGATCGATCGGGGGATTCCCCACCAACTGGCGGAGGACTGTCAGGTTCCCCTTCTACTCCGCCAACCTGACGGAAGCTACGTTACCCAATGGGCAGCCATCTATCGCGGCTATTGGATCGCCTCCCCGGAAGCTCTCGCCAAGCCTCAATCCACCACTACCCTCGGAACGCAACCATGAACCGCATCCTCTCTGCCTGCCTTCTCCTGTGCCTGGCGTCGCTAGGCTTCGGAGTAGCTGCGACCACGACCCTGACCTACACCTACGGCGGTGCGCAGATCGTCAACATACCGACAAACTTCGCGACCAACGCGACCGAGAACGTCGTGATCGTGACGGTCACGCCGGGGCATCCGGTCACGGTGGAGTTCAACGACACCGCTGCCTGGTATTACCGGACGACCACCGGAGTCGCGACCAACGACAAGCCGATCCCAGCGGCGACACCCGAGAAACTCCGGTTTACTGTCACCACCACGTTCTACACTCTGCGGCAGACTGCGGACGGCACCATGTCCGCGATGGCACTGCTCGTCGAATAGTCAGTCACACCGGCTCAGGAGATCCCCATGGCTACCACGACCGTCACCAAGACTTTCTCAGCCGTCGGGTCGTCGGATCCGCTCGCGGTTCCGGTGGGACGTCCGTTCACGCTGCTGATCGAGGGGACGTTCGTTGGGACCTTGCTGCTGGAAGCCTCGGAAGGAAACGGGAACTGGATCCCGCTTGCGAGCTTCACCAGCACGCTGGCTGTCAAAGGCTTCACGCTGCCGGCTGGCCCGGTGATTCTCGGGTTCGTTCGGATCCGCTGTTCGGCGTACACGTCCGGCAGTCCAGCGATCACGCTGTCTCAAACCGCCGCGCCGTTGCAGACCTGGGTCAACGCCGCCGGGCAGACGGTGTTTCAGATCACCGAAGACGGCACCGAAGTCTCCCCCGGAAGCACGACCGTCATTCACGCGCTCGAAAGCGATGGCGAAGTCTACGACGGCACCGGGCATTCGTTTCAGGTCGTCGCGGCGGATCTCGAACTGGATCCCGCTGCTGGCAGTAGCGATGGCTCGAACCCGAAGTTCCTCGCCCCCGGCATGGGCAACCTGATCGGTGACACCCTGACCGCCGACGCCAACTATCTCGCGGGCTGGATCGGTGCGTACTCGGTCATCGGCACCAAAGCGACGACGTTCCCGGCTGGCGCCCTGCTCGGTATCATCATGGATGGCGTGGATGAAGTCGACGGCGCGGTCGTCGCGGTCATCGACGGCGACAGCGGAGTCACGAAAGCGAACGCAGCGTTCAAAGCAATGATGAACAACTCGAACGCCGGCAGCGGGTTCGACTACGGCCTGGACCTGCTGTGTCCTGCCCATGACGGCTTCCTGGCGCTCGCGATCCTCAAAGCCCTGTCCAGGTCGCCGCACGAGGTCTGTGATCTCGAAGGCGACGGAGTTCCGACGGACGGCAGTTCGGGCACCGGCGCCGGCTTCGCTGGTCCGGGCTCGCGGTACACCGACTACACGAACGCAAACCTGTACATCAACGGGAACACCAAGGCGTCTCCGACCTGGAAGCTCGTCACCCGGGCGGCGTAGGGCGATGGCGCCGGAGCGCGCTGGTTGAACGATTGTCTCGCCTAGCGCGGAACTGCACGCGACCGCGATAGATCCGGAAGTCCAGGCGATGGACCAGGCGGCAGTCGCAGCACGCCAGCCCGAAGCCTTTTCGGATCGGCTGCAACCACTCACCGTCTTTCGCGACCGGGTAAGCGCGGCTCACGGTGCGTCGTCTGCTTCGACGTTCAGCGCTGCTAGCGCCGAGCCTAGGCATTCGATCGCGGCTGAGTTCGGAGTCGGCGCGTGGGCGAGCCGGTCGAGTAGCGCCAGGATCAGGGACTTGTCTGACAGCCCTTCGCGGACGCCTGGGATCTCGAACCGGAGCGCCCAGACCTGATGCTGGGGCTGGTGTTCGGGTTTCGCTTTGACATGCTCGGGCACGATCAGCCGAGACTTCTCGACCGGCTTCACATCGGGATCCCCGGCGAGCACGATGTAGTCGACCGGCAACCCTTCGACGGTGAGCGCCGCGAGCAACGTCAGATCGCCGACGGTGCCGACTGTCCGAGGCTTGACCGCAGGTGGGACTCCGATCAACGCCGCGCGGGGGACACCAGCGAGTTCGCCTTTCATCTTCCAGACGACGTGCGCGGTCTCCCAGGGGACCGGACTGGCGTTAGCCAGGTGCTCGATCAACCAACTGATGATCGTTGCGGCGTCCAGGCACGCCGGACAGCCTGCTGAGCCGTCGACATGCAGCCCAGCGTTCGGGTTCCCTGGGGTGTCTGACAACCGCAGGATCATCGGGTCGGGAACTTCAGGGCCGCGCAGTTCGATCCGCAGGATCCGATCAGGTCTGAAAGCTTGACGACACTTCTTGCACATGATCGACATGTGGATCTCCGGTTCGGGATAGAGAGCAGGGTTGTGGGTCGTCATAGCGTTTTCAGCCTGCGCGACATCTGCTGGACGGTCTTCGGTTGCTTGAACGTCGCCGGCTCAGGGAATACCACGCCGTAGCGCGAACACCAGGACATCGCCACGTTGCGGTCGCTGACGACTCGCTCGGTCGAGGTCGTACCCCGGGCCCACGACAACCGCCAATGCTCGACGTCTCCGACGGGGCAGTACTCGCATTTGTGGCTGTGGGCTTTGAACTTCATTTTTCTACCGCCTCAAGAGCCGCGCGACAGATCGCCAGCGGAGCGGCATCCGCGAACGACAAAATACCACGCTTCAGTTGCAGCCACCAGCCGCCCGGCCCATCGTCATAGCTGAGAACTGGATCCCAGCCTGCGGTGGCGAGGCGTTCGACCACCTCCCAGGCGTGGACGATCTCGCGCGATGGATGAAAATGTGCTCGGTAGTCCAGGCTCTCGAATACGATTTCATCGCGAATGGAGCGATCGATGCAGACGCCATCTCCGACGTCGCCGTTCTCATCAATCTTCCACCCCATCACCTTCTGGGCAATCAGCCGGTCGAGTTCCGCTCCTGCTTCGTGTTCACTCACCCGTTGCACCTTTCAGTGGCCGGAGGCGGCACCCGCTCGACCGCCGGGCCGTCGTCGGTGGTGGTGGTCTTTTGTGTCGCTGGCTCTTGAGACTGCTGCTGATCGTTCGACTTGGTGCTGCAGCCGGCGAAGGCGAACAGGAGGACGAGCAGGATGAATTTGATCATCTCGATGTCCTCCGCTTCTTCGGCTTGGCTTCGGTGACGACGACTCGCGTTATCTTGCCGGCGTATTGATTACTCGACCTGGCGTAGGTGCGATAAAAGAATAGTTCAGGCTCTAGTCCCCCATTCTTATGCACGATAGCCCAGCGCTTCCAGGTTCGAGGCTTCTTGGTCATGACTTTTTGTCCAGATGTTGCATGTCGATGTGGTCCTGAATCGATAACGGATACATAGTGAGATTGAAACCGCAGCAATCGGCCATCTTCTTGAGCACTTCGGCGTGTTCGATGCACGCCGCTTTCTCAGGCTCTCCAGGCCAGGTGTAGCGCACTGCTGCGTGTTCACCGCAGACTTTCTGACTGCAACGGATGCCAAAGTTCATGCCATGCTCCAGGTAGAAAGGTCCGTGTCGTGGACCAGCCGCCCGGTTGTCGGGGCCTGCCCCGTAGGGCGTGGCAAAGAGCTAGCGGGTCAGTCCAACCCCGTTTCCGCTGGGGCCTCCCGAACCAGGCGGGCCATTTCCTCGAACGTCAGCGCGAGGACTTCCCGTCTTTCCCGTGACTTCGGCAACCAGAACGTGACGGCGCTTCGGTCGTCATCCTGTGGCGGATGATGCAACAGCGGGGAAGAATGGAGCAGCAGTTGCACGGCTGAATATGTCAGGCCCGTGTTGCTTTTCTTGTGGACTGAAATGACCTCGCTGGTCAGTTCTTGAGAGTAGACGTTGATTCTCATAGGTTGGTCCTAACGGATTTTCTCGGTCAGTCTCGGCGGTAACGCTTCGCGGATCGCCGCGATCTCGTCGACCGAGTATGAGCATTTGGAAAGTATTCTCGCTGGTAGTTCGGTGTCGAACATGTACGCGGTCTTGGTGTACTCGATGAAGATGCGTTCCCAGTCGATCCTCTCGACAAATCGAATCGGGCCAGGGAGCAGGCTGGGGTCAGTCATAGCGTCTCCAGGTATTCAGACAGCCCGACCCACTTCGTGGGGTTCCGGGCGTGGAAGTACAGCATCGCCTGGCATTCGCGCAGGTCTTTGTTCTTGGCGGTTGCGCCAGCGATCAGGTGCCGTCGTTCGACGTTGTGCCCGAGCGTCCACAGGCTGGACGGCGAAACTTTGAGTTCGACTCGCGGCTGCTTCCAGCACCACTCGTTGAGCGTCGCGCAGGTCGCGGCATTGTAGATCGCCCACTTCATCAGGTTGAACGCGACGGCGTTCGACGAGACCCGGCCGCCGGCCATGGACGCCGGGCTCCCGATCTCGAACAGGACCGTCATCGGATCGGCTCGGTGCTTGGTCGATAGATGCTCGCAGATGTCTTCCAGACACGATGCGCTCGTGCAGACTTGCCCGCACTGCTCGCACCAGGCGTGGAGCCGTCGGAGATCACAGTCGACACTGAGCCTGGTCACTTGCCGCGACTTTCGACCAGGCGCAGCTTCCAGTACGCAGTCGCCAGCGGCAGCGCGGTGGTCTCCGGCAGATGCTCGATCGGATTCCCGGCGCCGAGGGACATCACCAAGTCGCGCATGATCTGGGACTTGGACATGCCGGTCTGGGCTTTCAGCGCGTTCAGCACGTCGAGCACGTCGTCTGGGAACCAGAACGCGGCTTTGGCGACTTCGGTTCCGATGGGTTTCCTGGGCATGATCAAAAGACCTTTCCCGCCGTGACGGGCGTCAAGTGGATCGGGCGAGCGTGCTGGGTTTCGACGGCCCCAGGCAGGTAGCGGTTCTTGCACAGCCCGACGAACGGACAGAAGTCGTCCGAGCAGGTCGCGCCGATCTGCGGCACCGCGTTCTGGTACAGCTTCGGAGACCGGAGATATTTCAGCAGGGACCGGACGTGCTCGATGTACTCGACCATGTACGGGTTCTCGAAGTCGACCGGACACGCAACCGCCCACTCGGCCCGCATCGAATCGACGTACAGGATCCCGCCGCGCTTGGGGGTCTTCGCGAGGATCTGGTACGTGATCAACTGCGCCAGGTGCGGGGCTTTGATCCGGTTGTGTTCAGGCTTCCGGCTGGTCGTCTTCAGGTCCCACAGGTCGAGCCCGTCTTGGGACAGGAAATCGATATGGCCTTGGACGTCCTTGATCTCGAAGCCGACTTCGGAGATCCAGGGTTTGCCGTCGCCAGGAGCCGGTAGATGCTTGGCGGCGAACGTCGCGACTTTCAGCGCGTGGGCTTTGATGTCGAACGCCGGGTCGAACAGGGTCTTGGCGTTTTCCCATTGCGCGTCGGTTGGCGCGTGGTCTGCCGATGTTCCGGTGCCCCACACGCACCGGAGTCCGTCTTGCAGCGTGAAGTGAATGCAGGTTCCGAGATCCGCGTAGGGAGATGGCGTGGCTTCCTTCTCCGCGACAGCCCCGGCGACCTCGGCGTCTGCGGCCCCCTCAGCCAACGCGCGGTCGAAAGCCGCGCGGTAGTTGCACGAGGCATAGTATCCGATCGCAGACGCGCGAGGTCGCCAGACGGTCACAGGTGCTTTCCTTTCGCGAGCGCGGTCAGGCCGTTCGCGTCGAGCGGGTTGTCCAAGCAGTTGATCCATTCCGTGAACGCGGCGATCAACTCGGGATCGGTCTTGGCTTCCTCGTACCAGGCTTGGAAGTCCTTGACCACGCTCGCCCCGACCGGATTCGGCTCGCCGTGGAAGTCCAGGTGATGGATCTTCCAGGTCTGGGTTCCGGCTTTGTTGGTCTCGGTAGCCGTGACCGGGCGGATCGTGCAGGGGAACGGGTTCAGCGCTCCGGTCGGATCGATGTGGGCCCCGAGGGATTCACTCGACCGCTCGGCGGAATTGAAATGCGCGGGCGCCGAGATCACGACCAGGCCGCCGAACTGCTGCAAGAAGCCGATCACCTGGAAGACGGGCCTGATGTGCCCGACACCGGATGCATCGAAATCGAATCGATCCTTCTGGTCTTTCTTGGTGTAGTTGTACTTCTTGCAGGCTTCGGTCATCACGGCGACACCTGCGGCGTCGGTGATGGGGATCGCGCAGGTCCAGCTTGGGCGCTCCTTCTCGCCCGCCCGGTCGTCGAAGCCCTTCGGCCATGCCTGGAGTTCGTACCGGCCGCCGAGGTACATGAACGGGATGTTCACTTTCCCCTGGGGCAAGCTCGCGTGGAGTTCCGCATGGACGAACGGCGAGATCGCGAAGCCGCCGCCGGTACCACCACCGATCAACTGCACGACCGGGAACGGCTGGGGCGAGCCACCAGCTTTGGCGACCGATACCATCGCGGTCAGTCCGACCGGCTTCGACGGGGGCAGCCCGAAAGCCCCGGTGCTGACAGCCCGCGACGGCGCAGGCATGACTTCGGCGGTCGCCACAGGGGCGGCTGGAGCCGGAGCCGGGGGAGCGGCGGCAATCGCGGCAGCTTCGGCAGTGAGCCGGGCGCTGAGCGCGGCGGTCGAGCCGACCGGGGCAGAGGGAGGAACGGCAGCAGGGGCGAGACGCTTGAAGGCCATGATAGAGACTCCTTGTGGTTCGAGTGGTTCGAGCAGATGGTGAAGATATGGCGAGTTATTGATATGTCAAGTCACTCAAGTTAGCGGGCGACGACGGTGGTCTTGTTGACGAGCCGGCAGCCTGGGACGTCGATTCCGGCGCGCACGTCAGCTTCGATCATCGCCAGGTTCGGGATCAGGTACTTGCGCGGAATCAGCGCCAGGTCGGTGATCTCGACGGTCGTTACCGTTCGGGTTGCGATCGGCGCCGGGCCTCGTTCGTCAGGGATCGAGATGATCGCCGGAGTCAGCCTGCCGTCTGCTGACTGCACGACCGACAGCCTGGCTGCTTCGGCAGCCGCCGCAGTCCGCTGGGCTTCGACCGAATTGATGTACTCGGCGAGTTGGGTCTTCAGCAGACTGACTGCTGTCTGCAATGGATCCGTCACCAGTCTGACCGCTTCGTATATCTGCTTGGTGATCGCGTTGAACGGCGCGGCAGCCTGAGCGCGTTCGGACTCGACGGCTTTCAAGGTCTGATTCGCCCGGACCAGCAGCGCCCGAGCTTTCAGACAGTCTTGGTCTGACTGGATCGTGACTCCCTGGACGTCGCCCAAGATCAGCAGGATCTCACTGAACCGCGTGGTGCTGATTGCCTGGATCTGCGCCGGGAACGGCGGAATCGGGATGGGAGTGCTCATGGAAGTTCGACCAGCTTGCGATGGAGCGCCCGGCAAAGCTCGACGTCGCGATAGGCTGCGGCCAGCAGTTCATCCATGTGATGGTGTCCTTCAGCCGGATTGTGCGCGATCCTGGGCGGCAGATCGAAGTACTTCGAGCAGCCAGCGAGCGAGAACGACTTCAACCGGAGCCCCCTGACCCGAGCCAGGTTTTCGGTGCAGAGAACTCGCTGGAGCATCGGCAGCCCCAGGCAGTACTTCCAAGCCGCGACCGCGAACTCGGCATGGTGCGCGACGACAGTCCAGTCGGGGTCATCCGCCATGCCTCGGAGGCCCTGAATCAGCTTCTTCCGTTCGACTTCGTCTGCTGGCGCCACGGTCAGGTCGATGGTCTCGATCGGGCCGACACCGGCCGCATAGGCAAGAACCTTGGCGCTGGTCACCTGGCAGTACGCTGCGGAATCCCCTTTGAAGTCGCTGATCGACAGACCTTTCGTCGGATCGAACACGGTCTTGATACAGAGATAAAAATAGTTCATAGATCAGTCCTTGGTGTAGCAGTAGATCGGTGGGTTGCTGGGATGGTCGGACGGGATACTGTAATAGTATCGATACTCGGTATGTAGATAGAGGATCTTGTCAGGAGCATGGCGAGTTTTCCATGCTTCTTTCGCCGGCTTGAAATCGTCCGAGTCCGCGCCGTCTGGGTACAGGAGTCGCACGATGACGAACGGCCGAGCTTCGTCATCTTCTCCTAGAATCCCGATCTCCAGGGTGCCATCACCGTGGTCGTGGTAAGCACGGGGATACGCTTTACCGTAGCCGATTTCTAGGAGAGTGCGCTTGAATCCGGTCAAGTCCTTTATCATACCCAGTAGAATTGGAGTCAGCTTTTCTGGGGTAGTGATATAGCTCATACCGCGAGCCTCCGTTTCACATCCTGGTACTCGACTGCGCTCGCGTTGAAGTCAGCGCCTTCTCGGACTCGATCGACCATCGATTGCTGGAACGGGTTCGAGACGAAATCATAGTGATAGCAGGTTTCCCAGGTCGAGCCTCTACGAGCCGTCCGCCCGAGAAGCTGCGCGTAGTCGATCGCTTTCCAACTGATGTCGAACGTGCAGGACTTGCAGGCTCGAAACAGGTCGATCGCGACCCCGGCGGCAGTTGCCTGCCCGAGAAATATCTGCACTTCGCCGGCTTGGAACATCCGTTGAGCTTCCTGCCGATCTCGCTTTGAGGTCGAACCATCGACCCGGACAAACGATACTAAGTGGCTTTCCAACCACATTTCGAGGGCGTCCAACGTCTCGGTATAGTGCGCGAACCAGACCCACGGCTCACAGAGGGATGGGCCAATAACTTTCACCCAAGCAGCGATCTTATCGGGGAGCCCGCTTCGAGCGATCAGGTGCATGACTTCGGCAGCATGCGGGATCTCCCCTGGCGGAACCGCTGTAATCTCCGCAACGATGCTGCCGACCAGCGAATCGATCGACGGGAACGAGCCACACTTGACTGTTTCCAAGACCTGCTCTGGAATGTCCGCGCTCTCGGCGACCCCGGGTGAGTCCTTGTCGAGCATCACGCAGTAGCGGGAGATGTACTCCAAGAACTGGTCCCGAGTCGCCGTCGGCTTGACCAGCTTGGTGACGGTTCGACTTCCGATCTTCTCTTTGACGAGAACCCTGAAATGCTCGCCGCACTTCCAGCGGGACGAGAACACCGCCGCGCCCGGGATCGCCAGGTCGAGCATGCTGAGCGTCTTCTCGATCCCGGCGTGCAAGAACGTCCCGGTCAGCACATAGCAGACATCGAACAGCGGCCGGAGCCGATGCATCGCCTGGGTCCGTCGCGCGGACATCGCTCCGAGCATGTGCCCTTCGTCGATGATCAGTACGCCGCCGAGGTTCGCGGCACCGTCGAGCTTGTGGGCCTGGTCGATGGAAATCACACTGACGTCGGTGAAGTAGTTCCTGAGAGCCGTGATATACGGCGACCAGGCTCCGTGACTATTGATCGGCCCCAGGATCCAGCAGCGGGTTTGCCTGGCGCCCCCACCCCAGGCTCGATAGCAAGCCCCCGTGACCGCTGTGATCGTCTTGCCGAGTCCGACCCGCATCCCGAGGCAGCCTCCGGCGACGGGCAATGCGTTCAGTGCATCGATCTGGTATGGGCTCGCGGCGATCGGACAGTCGATCGGCTGCCAGTCGTGGGGGATACTGATCCGTTCGCCGTTCAGCGCCCGGACCCACAGTTCTGCTCGCGACTGCGGCACGTTCGCGCTGGCGAATTGCGCTGCCGCTGCTGCTTCGATCTCGGCGTCTGACAGCCCAGACGCCATACCGCGCAGAGTGTTCCCCCGCGCGAACGATGCGACCGCAGCGGCGAACGCGCACAGCGGCCTATCCGAATAGCCGACGGCCTGGGGGTGCGCCCCAGGTACGAAGTCGGCGATAGGATAGGTCCACTTCACGGCTCAGTTCCGCTGGCGAGCTTCAGCGACTATGGACGCGAGGCGTTCGCCTTGTCCCTTGAGAACTTCCAACAGCATCAGGGGAACCCCGTTGCCATGGGTCATCACGCCGAGTTCGGTACACCCCGGGGTTTCGGATGGCCGCCCGAGGACGATGATGATCCCGATTCCTGGTTGGCCTCCAGGGCCGACCGGCCCGACTCGCGCGGCGAGTTCGTCGAACATCTGTTTGACGGTCGCGTCTCGGACGGTCAGTGTCGGTGAAGGGCGTTCGTTGTTGAGTTGATCGGCGCTCATGGTCATGGGTATCTCCTAGATGGTGGCAGGTGGTTTAAGCACCGCTTCGGCTGCTTGTTCGGCCAGCTTGGACAGTTGGCGCACGACGAAATCGACCGTCTTGTAGGTGGCTCCGGGGAAGGCTGTGAGACGATAGCTCACGGGCCAGACATCGTAGCTGTGCGCGCAGTCGAAACCGAGCCACCACAGAAGTTGGTCGACCTGCGTCAGTTTACCGGAGAACGTCAGCCCGCCGTGGACATCGACGCTGTCCAGCGCCGAGTAATCAACCTCGAACCAGGGATGGCCTTTCGGGACTCCGATGTACCCGCAGAGAGCCCCGACGGGTCCGCGTCGAATGTAGTACGAATATCCTCCGATTTCTCCGAAGTATTCGTCTTTCTCGTTAAGCCAGGGTTGGTCGCTCATGTCTGCATCCTTACAGCTATGGAAGACTTGTCAATAGTGAGGTATCCCCTGCTTCGAGCCGCTTCCACCAGTCGGCGGACTGCTCGACTTCGTACAGGGTCTTGGACACGTTGATCTCGGCGGGATTCATCAGGACCGCCCAGTCGAATCCGAGGGTATTCCCGGGTCCAAAGACTCGGAGCAGATCACGCTTCGCTTTCACAATCGACGGGATGTCTTGCGGCACGATCAACATGCCCGCGTCGTGGACGGACAACTGGAGGGGATACTCTGGTTCAAGGATCGCCTGGCCCCTGACCAGGCCGATCCGGGCCAAGGATTGCCCGCAGTTCTCGATCAGCACGTTCTTCGTCAGCGCGCGATAGCCCTTGCTGCCTGACTGCCGGCTCGATAGACAAAAGCCCCCGTCGAATCCGACCGGGCGGACGCCGACGTCGCGCCAGGTGACGGTCGGATGATCGTGCCCGCCGAGATATACCCGGATCGATCGTTCAAGATCCGGCGAGTCTTCCCAGACCAGTCTGATCTTCGCCGGGTCCGGGGCAGTCGCGAGACCTGCGCAGTACTTCAAAGCTTCGTGGGGATCCAGCGCCCGTGACGCTTCCATCACGGACAGTTCGAGCCAGGTCGCAAACTGCCGGATTTCTGGATGGATCCGGTGAAACGCTTCCCAGGTACCAACCGCGACGCGGGCCAGACCATCCGGTGCGTGCGTCTTCGCCTGCGCCTGCCTGGCGTACTTGTTCAGCGTCCAATGCTGGTCGTCGGCGATCCGCTCGAAGTCCGCGAGCGTCAGCTTGTAGACCGGAAAGTCCGCGAGGGCTTTCAATAGCACCGCCATCCAGGTCTGAAGCCCCATCAGGAAGATCAGTCCGAGGACTGCTGCTTTCGCAACCTGTCGGGCCGGGTCAGACTTCGTGATCCGCTGTCCCGTCGCCGCGAACCAAAACTCGGCGTAGGGATCGGCGAGTGGATTCGTCGAGAACAGATCGATGATATGCCGGCAGCCCGCGAGCAGTCCGGTGGTCCGATACTCGACGTTCATCAGATCGCCCTGGACCATGCAGTAGCCGTCGGGCCAACGAAACATCTGCCGAATCGCCTTGGCGAGGACCTTGTTGTGCTTCGGAATGTTGTGGAGATTCAGCCCCTTGCCGACCGACGGTGACGAGAACCGCCCGGTGTGGGCTCTGAAGTAGCCGAGTTCGACGTCGATCTCGGTTCCGGTCGCGAAGACACCGACGCGGCGACGATGCGACAGCGCTTTGTTCGCTTTGCTGGTCGCTTCGAGTACCGCTGCGGCTTCGGGATTGTCCGCGACTTTCATCGGGTTCAGCTTCTTCGCTGAGATCGTCGGCGTGTCGAATCCAAGCTGGTCCAAGAGCAGCCGCTTGACCTGGGCTGGCTTGACGGACCGCACCGAGCCGTCGAGTTCAGCACCGAAGGCGTCCGCGCCCGCAGCGCGCCCGAGGACTGAGATCATTTCTTCACGGGCTTCAGTCGTGACCGCTGCGAACCCGGTCATCGCGGCTTCGACTGCGTTGTGATCGATAGTCAAGTACGCTTCTCTAACGGCATTGGTGCGTTCGGCAGTTGCAAGCTCGGACTCGGAGATCCGGGGGATAGCCCTGTAATACACTCGCCGACACAGTTCCACGTCCCGGCAGCAGTACTCGTTCCAGTCTGCATCACTTGCACCAGGCGGCGGCATAGGAAGCTTTGAAAGCCCGAGCGATAGCGTCGTCGCCAGGGATTTCAAGCTGTATGCCGCTGGTTCCCGTCGATCGCTGGACGGCTCGCCAATCGCGGAGAATATCGGGGCTCCAGGGTGATTCGGCCAGGCCGCGTGCGCGAGTTCCAGCGTGCAGCGGATCCGCCCAGGCCAGGGCAACCCCAGGATTTGGGTCCAGACGCGGACATCGAACGCCGCGTTGTGTGCGACGACGATCCACGACGGGTCGTTAGCGACCTGTTGAAAGTCGTCGAGCAAGTCCGAAGGTGGTAAGCCTGCTTCCCACGTGATCGGCCCGTTGTCCACTGCCCAGGCGACCCCTAGTATGCCTCCGTTGAGCTTGCACCACGCGAGATACTGGCGAAGCGTCAGTTTTTTCAGGCTCGCCGCCGCCGTCATGGGCGTCTCGAAGTCGATAAATAGTACAGGCACGGCTTCAGTGTACCCCAACTTATTGACACGTCAATAGAACCATGATAAGGTCATCCGCTATGTTGACATCTCGCCCATGAGTTATCTACGCCACCCGGAAGAAACTGACGCGGACTATGCCGCCCGCGTCAAAGCACTCTATGCTGGATCGTCAGTAGGGAACGATCCAGCGCAACCGATCTGGGATGCGGACAAGTTCCAGACGCCTCCGAGCGATGACCCTGCGCTGTCTGCTGCTGTCGTTATGCGATCTCTCGAAGTTTGCGCGGCTGTGTGGACTCCCGGGGGTCCTAGACCGGACTCGACCCGACTCGATGTCGCCCTGGCGCTTGCCAAGATCCTGCCCGTGACCGGGCTGGCGCCGAAGGACCCCGCACCAGGCGCCGAAGATTTTGTCTGGGCCCGTGCCCGCTGCGTGTTCGCCGGGTTCGGGTTCGATACTCATGGTCCAGTCTGCACAATCCTATCGTCGCTGTTCCATCATTTCCCCTGGTCAGCAGACGAGACCCAAGCGGACTGGGACAAGTATCTGTTACAGGCACACAAGGACTCAGGATTTCCAGCGACCGTCGCCTGGCTGGACTGGAAGACGCTGCGAAAACTCCCTGAAATGCCGCCAGATTCGCTGATTCCTGACTGGCTGCTGTGGAAAGCCTGGACGCACGTCCTGACGCACTGTCGCCTCGAAATCGGCGTCGGTGAACTGTTCGTCCGGGTTCTGTTCGGCGGCTCAGCGGTCAAGCTGTTGCTCCCCAGGTCCTCGAACGTCTTCGGGCACATGACCGCGCTCAAGCCGAACCTGATGAAAGCGCTCGGGGTTCCGACTGGCGCCGGTAAGAAGCTCGTGCATCCGCTGCACGCTGCGGTTGACCGAGTACTCGCGAAGCTGACGACCGCGAACCTATCGATCCTGCGCACGTTCGCGACGCTGCCGCCGACAATCTTCGCTGGTCGTTGGTCGACGGTCGTATCGGATCCTGGACGCATGACCGGGTTCGCCCAGCACGGCTTGCGGTTGGAATCTGTTCTGGAAGCGTCGGGTGGGCTCGTCCGCGAAGTCGCGGGCGACGATTCAGATGTGCTCGATACCTGCTGGAATATCTCGGACTCGCATGCGCCGGATGTGATCGAAGCTCGCGCGCGGTTCCTGTCGTCGGTCCCGCCAAAGTATACCGAAGCCTGGCCGTCGGACCTGCTCGTCGAGCATTTCCCGAACCTGAACTTTTCACACCACGCGGATCTGCTCGTCGCGAAAGTCCTGCTCGATCTGCCGGTGTTCGTCGCGCTGATGCGAGACCCCGGGCTCGCGCCCGAGTTCGAGTATGAGTTCCCGCTGTTGTGTGTGTCGCCTTCTGTGGCTACCACTGACGATTCGACGAACCAAGGCAAGACGATGCTCGCCGAAACGCTCGCGAAAGCGATCATGCCTGGCGTTCGGACTCTGAAAGCCAAAGACTCGTCGTCTGCGCCGGATCAGCGCACGATCGCCGAGAACTTGCGACTGTGGGGCACGCTCTGCCTGGACGAATGGCAACCGCCGGTCAGTAAGTCCTCGATCCTGTCGAGAGACAATCTCCAGTCGCTCTGCACAGGCGGCGAAGTCCTGTCCGGTCGCGCGATGGAAAATATATCGACATCGATCCGGCTCCGGCAGTCGCTCGTATTCTCGACCAAAGCCCTGGATTTCGGCCCTGATTTGATCAATCGTGGCTTGTTCTATTATCTGGATACGTTGACCGAAGCGCAGCGCGCCCGCGCTGTCGAGTTAGACGAGATCCGTTCTGGCCGGCTGTCGGTTCGGATGCGCCTGGGGGCGCTCGCGCTGTTGGAGTCACGCGGTATCTGGCCGGACTATCAGTCAATGTCTCGCGCGTCGTCGTCGGCTCTTAGGTTCGAGGCCCACAAAGCACTGGCACAGGCGATCTATAACGAACGCTGCCGCGAACTGGGGATCCCACCTGTCGCCGGAGCGATCGACGCTGCTGTCGTCGAGATGCGAAATCGCCACAAGTCGCACACCCGCGAAGCAGAAGACTCCGGGCTGTTGACGTCACTCGCCGAAGGTAAAGACATCTCGGTTCGGCTGTCGTCGCTGTTCCATGAGACCACCAGCGCGGACTGCCAGCAGATGCTCGACTGGGTGAAAGCCCGATGCAGTCGTCCGACTACCAAGAGCGCCACGCTGTTGTACCGGATCAGCCCGACGCAACTGATGCGAGCGTGGATGGCGGTCCGTCGGTTCGACGAAGACACCGGACTGTCTGCTGTTGTAAAATATATTCGCGGAACCGATCCACACTGTTCGGACAGGTCTGTCGCCGTCGCGTTCAGCCGGGAGATCAAGGAGTTGATCCCCGAAGGTAGCTGTTGGTCGATCCCGGGAGCCGACGGCTGGTTGATCGGCCGGACTAAAGACCACCAGCGCGGAATCCAACTGGCCCTTATCCACCGGCCCGCTGTTGCCGTTGTCGGCCCCGCTGTTGTCGGTCTTACTGACGCTGAAAAGCTCGACCTGGGACTGATCGAAGCCGAAAAATAAACCGAACGAGGTGATTCCTCGTTCGGTTTAATAATCAGCTAGCTGTTGCCGTTCTAGCTGTCGACGCTGTTGTTGATCCCGTCAAGCACCTGCTGAACCGTCTTGATGACTTCGCAATAGACCTCCGCTCGCGTGATCCATAGTGTTCGGGTTTCGTTGTCTGGAAACTCCTTCACGAGTTCAAGGCAGCGCTTCTCCTCCGCGCGGAAGAAGACGAGAAGCCCGGTCACATAGCCTTGCGCTTCTGTCCTCATGATAGCCCGACGGATCGGCGGCAGCGCGGCGGCGACGATCGCAGCGGCACGGGCCCGGCTCACGCGAGCGCCTTCGCAGCATCGGTGAGCCTGGCGACGAGATCAGACGTAGCGATCGGCCCGTTGACCGGGCCCGAGTACAGCAGGATCCGCTTCCCTTCTGTCGCTGGCCCGTCGGCGGACCAAGGGACAAGGGAGATTTCTGCCCAGTCGACCCCGCAGTGATCAGTAAGAGCAACCTTGACGGCCCCTGCCCATGCAGCGGTGTGAGTCGTTAGGCCCCTGGTCCGATCGCCTGCGCACGTCACAGGGGCTTTCCCCCGTCCGTGATTATCGATGTGTGCGTAGAAATGTGCCATGGGTTAGCCTTTCACAGTCGAGTTATTGAGGAGCAGTCGAGCGACAGCGCGGAGCCAAGCCCTTGTGGGAAGCAACGTGTTATCCTGAAGCGTGCGAGATTTCGGAAGCTTGTTTTGCCAGTTAGCGGACGATCCCCAGGCGACTCCGTACACTTCCACGCCTGCCGCCTGCGCTTCCCTGTCGGCATTCGGAAGCTCTTTGGTGGTCTGGTCGGAATGCGTGAGACCCCCGTCGGTGATCAGTACCACGATCCGACGCGCGCAGCGTTGCGCCCGCAGGATCGGAATCGCTAGCCTGATATTGGAAGCCCAGCATTCGGTTTCCGCGCGCGGATAGACGTGGGTCCAGGTCTCGCAGTCTTTCACCGTCGGGCGCCCGCCCCAGTTAGAGAGCAGCACAGCCGTCGAGCGATCCTCCGAAATCAGTCCCCGCCGCTCGGTAGTGAAATTCGGCGTAGCCCAGACCATGGCTCGGGTTCGGGGCAAGCTTGCGAGCGCGAGCGCAAGCGCGGCGCCCGCGCCACATGCCGCGTCCCAGCGTGATCCGCCCGGGACTCCGTCGGGCCAGTGTCCGGTGCCGTCTCTCGGTGCGTTCGACATGGAGCCCGAGCCATCCAAGACGATGCACACAGCGGTATCAGCGTACATGCCTCGGGTCACGGATTGCCAAGGCTTGACGCCTGGCACCCGAGCGGCGAGGTCCGCGAGCGTCGACTCGTCCAGACTCGGTCCCTCTTCCTGTTCGCCGATCCGGCGACGGCTGGTCCGAGTCTGGACCGCTGTTCGCAGGTCTGCGGCGATCCCGGCACCCTGCGCGAACACGTAGCGCGCAAGCGGGGCTTCGTCTCTCCGGATCGATACGCCTTCACGATCCGCCGACACGGGCCCGAGGTCCGCTCGGCCCTGGACGACACGGGGCGCGGTTTTCTTGCTACCTTCGGGCTTCTCCGCAACGCTGGACAGATCCAACGGATTGAAGGGCTTTGGTGGGGCTGTGCTCGGTTTCGGGTCTCCGGCATCCAGGCCCGCCCCCGGGTCCCCTGGCTTGCCGTCTTCAGGCTTGCCGTCTTCAGGCTTGCCGTCTTCTGGCTTGCCGTCTTCTGGCTTGCCGTCTTCTGGCTTGCCGTCTTCTGGCTTGCCGTCTTCTGGCTTGCCGTCTTCAGGCTTGCCGTCTTCTGGCTTGCCGTCTTCTGGCTTGCCGTCTTCTGGCTTGCCGTCTTCTGGCTTGCCGTCTTCTGGCTTGCCGTCTTCTGGCTTGCCGTCTTCTGGCTTGCCGGGCTCCGCAGCTATGATCGCTTGGAGCTCGCGGGCCAGGGGGATCAGCGCCCGGGCGCTAGGAGCCCCTAGGATCGCTTCTCGGTTCCTGAGCCCCCAGGCTTCCGCGATGTCCCAGCCTGCCCGCTCCGCGCTCTCTGATGCCGGGGCGAGGTCTCGGAAGCAGCCTTGTGTGTCGGGTGAAATCGCTGCAGCAGCAGCGATGGCCCGCATGTAGTGGCCGGGGAGCCCGTCGGCGGGGATCCGGGCCCGGGTGTGCGCATACGCTGCCTTCAAGTTTGACTTGGTCCCGAGGTAGCTCGCCGCCAGCTTGTGATTCACCCGGCAGTCTTCCAACAGGTTCAGCGCGTCCGCCGCGTCGCCTGCTTCCGTTTTCAGGGTGTTTCCCGGATCGCTGGTGTAGAGGACGTGGGCGGATTCATGGTCCAGCAGCCCGTGCCAGGCAACGACGTCCGCAGGCTTGTCGCTCGCTGGTGGGGGGACCACCAGGGTACCGGAACAGTCGGTGTGCGGTGACGCACCTTCCTGTACCTGCACACTGAGCCCGAGCGCATGCGACAGCCCGTGCGCGATCCCTGCGGCGGTTGCGCTAAAGTCTTGAACGGGATTCACGCTGCACCTACAGCGATACCAAGATGACGCTGGACGAGACCCGCGACGATAGGCCGCTGACTCGGCGGGTGCCGATCCAGCAGAGCACCACGGACCGCGAGGACGGATCCTGCTTCCGTGCCACCCCAGGCGAGCAGCAAGCGGACGAGGTCCAGCGCGCGACGGCGCGAGTAGGGCCCGGAGAGGTCTCCGGATTTCTCGGCGGCACGTAGATCCGCCATCAAGTTGGATACCCTGCCCGGTATTTCCTTGGTGTCTTTCGTTCGGGCTTCCAAGCCGGATTCCGGTTTGATCGCTGGTGCGGACAGTCCCAGGCGTCGGGACAAGATCGCGGTTTCCTCTGAGGCTGTGAGGTAGTCGCAGGCGAACACGACGAATCGATCCGCAAGCGCGGCTGAGATTGGCTGTTCGTGGCTCGCGTCGTTTCGGTCGGAACCGAGGTAGTTGCTCGTTGCCGTGATCCAGGTCCCTGGGGCAGCTTGGATGGTCTCGCCGAGTTCAGAGACATGGAAGCTGGCGGACGCGAGCGCATCGTGCGCACACGCGAGGACGCCTGCGGGCGCGGCGCCAAGCTCGTCCAGGGTGAGATGCCAGCCTCGCTTAAACGCGATTGCTAGGGGCCCGTCCGTCCAGCAGGTCTCGCCGGACTTCACGTCTCGGCGCCCGATGATCCGCCCCTCAGTCGCTCCGTCTGAACACGAAATTCGAACGTACGGACGCCCCAGCGCGGCCGCTACCTGTTTCGGGAGGTCTGACTTGCCGCAGCCCGGGGGGCCAACCAGGGCCAGGGGAATGCCGTTGGTGGCGAGCCAGCGCGCGGCCGGTTCCAGGTCCAGCGGGGTCCAATTCGGGATTGGGGCCGGGACGTGGCGCTTGTCGGATTCTTGGATGTCTGCGGCGGGGGCTGGGCTGGTGACGACTGCGACGCTCGGGCGCGCGCGTTCGGATTCCAGCGCTGCACGCGTCGTGTCGAGTTCAGCGCGCAGGCCGTCTCGTTCGTTTTCCAGGCGCGACAGGTCGCCAGCAGCTTGCGAGAGGAGAGCAGCGAGGCCCGATCCGGCTGGGACTGACACTGCGGCGGGGGCCGGCGGGGCTGTGAAAATGGGAGCGGGAGGCGTGGAGGTAGAGAACATGGCGGGGGTTCCTGGGGATTCTGTGGTGGTGAGAGGGAAAGGAGTAGAAGCGGGGTCGTATCCATACAATGCCGTGAGGGCTTCGGGTGTCCCGACGATCGGGTGCTTGATCGCGACCAGCCCCATTCGGGACAGGTGCGCGTGCGCGGTCGATTTGCTGATTCCACAGGCTCGGGCGATCGTTGTAGGTGTTACCGGGATTCCAGCGGTGGCGCACGCTTCAAGCGCGGCTTTGATGTGGGCTTCTGTGGCCCGCGCGTCCGCCCTCACGATTGCACCGGGTCGAGTTCGGGGTTTGAGGTCTGCGGGCAGGTCTCGGTCGGCTGGCGGTCCAGCAGGGTGTCCCAGGCGTGGGTGTCTTCCAGGGCTTGGGACAGCAGGTCCAGGGTCAACGGACCCGGGTCCAGCTTGTGGAAGCGCTGGCAGTGCGCGAGCCAGCGTCGGCTGGCTTCGGCGGCGCGTTCCAGCAGTGAGGGGAGAGGATGGCGATCCATGGTCGGTACTCCTAGGTGATAGGTGGGGATGCTGTGAGGCAGTGTCGTAGATTCGGAATACATGTCAATAGCTCAACCTTGACGAATAAACCAGTCGATCAGTACGTCATGCACCCGGCGGGTCATCGCGTAGGACCGGCGCGGACGGTCGACGATTCGGGGATCCCAGCCTCCAAAGCTCGCTTCCCAGGATCGGAACCCCAGGGCGCAGGCGAGTGGACAGACGTATGTGTGCCGGGTCGGAGTGGTCCCGGCGGGCATTTCATCCCATGGCAAGCCTGCCCAGCCGTCGCTCCCATGGGCCTGCTGGACCGCTGTCCAGACCAATGCCAGGCGGGCCCGGACAGGGAGGGTCGGGCTGGAGGCTTTCCAGGCTGCGACGGCTGCTGTACGTAACTCACCCGGGCGCCACGGGTCGACAGGCTTTTTATAGGTTGGTCGGTATAAGTCACGCTGAACACGAGTAGGCATGGAGGGTCTCCCTAGGTTAGACGTGTTATGAACCTATACCCTAGAGGGTACACCAAATACGGCAAGGAAAAGATCCCCCTAAAGTATGTATCATGCTATAAATACAGATATACCACATATTTATATAGCTATCTGATACAACTTTTCTAGCGGATACAGCCGTACCGCTTTAGGTAAGGTACGATATAGAGAGTATTGTTTCAATCGTTGCGTACTATCTATCTAGTTAGCTTATATCTCACTCACGCGTTAGCGATATAAATTGTATCAAGCCCCCTGTAGCCCCCCGACAACATAGTAGGTAGTTTATTATGTTGTATAGGATCCCCCCTGTGGGACCAGAATGGGAGGAATTGATTCAAATGTTACGATAAGTGACTTATGACGTGGCGCCAGGATGCCCTAGGATCGATGATCTAGCCCTGAGGGGCATCCTGGGTACCCTGGGATCAGGAAACTATTGAGGTTCACACGAACCCTGGTAACTTCGCGCGTGCGCGACCTCGTATGCAATCCACCCGGATCCTGACTGCTGACCCTGACCATCCGGTGCGCGATCCGGTGCTGCGCGCTGGCACGTTGACCTACGGCATGCTGGTCGAGCGTGATTGTGCCGAGCTGCTCGCCTGGCTGGTGAGCGGGCCCGGTCGATGCCTGACGGTTGACAGTCTCGCCGAGTACGCCAGGGCGCACGAATGGACTCGGGGCTATCTCCGGGGCATCGTCGAGCGTGTTCGTGTCACCTTGCGTTCGCAATCGCCGGAGACAGTCGACCAGGTGCGGACTCGACTCGCGGTTCAGTCGTCCGAGATCCGCGACGAAGCCCGAGACGCTGGTGACTTCGCACCTGCGGTCGCGGCGACACGCCTGGAAGCAGACTTGTTGATCCCCAAGCAAACCAAGACGACTGTGACTAGCGTGTCGATCGTTGCACGGCTTGAGCAAGCCGAGAAACGCGCTGGGCTGGTCCAGCGAACCCGAACGGTTGAGACGGTCACGACTGAGACCAGCGGCGAACCCGAACAGCCTGTCCCGTTCGGTGTCGGGCTTGGTGTCGGTGTCTTGCCCCCAGCCCCGGTGCCCTGGCCCGAACCCGAACAAGCCGAACCCGAACGGGTTGATACTGGCCCATGCGACCCTGGTGAGTCATGAATCCGAACCGTCGACCCCCACCCGAGGTTTTCACGCGGCGCGGGGGACTTCGGGCACAAAAATTGGCCGGCAGTTTTTCAATAAGTCGAATCAGGAATTGTGGAAAACGTGTCTAATACTTTTCAAACTAAAAATCTGCTCGCTATTTTTCAATATCCGAGTACTTGACAAGTATGTCAGTCGAGAGCCCCGACGATTTCGATGCGCTGTTCAGGAATATCGTCGCCTGCCGGCAGGATCCACTCAAGTTCGTACTGTTCGCGTTTCCATGGGGCGAAGGCGAACTGAAAGATTCCCCCGGCCCGAGAGACTGGCAGCGTGATATCCTGAATCAGATCGGTCTCAGGCTCAAAGCTGGTGAGAGCCCCGCGAGAGCAATCCGAATCGCCGTCGCTTCCGGCCACGGCGTCGGCAAGTCAGCGCTCGTCGCCTGGTTGATCCTCTGGGCGCTCTCCACGAGAATCGACACCAAAGTCGTCGTGACCGCGAACACCGGGATTCAGCTAGCCACGAAGACATGGCCGGAACTCCTGACCTGGCACCGCAGATCGATCAACGCGGACTGGTGGACCGCAACCGCGACTGCACTCGCCTCAGTCGAACCCGGACACGAACGAACCTGGCGGGCAGACGCGATCCCGTGGTCCGAGACCAACACCGAAGCGTTCGCGGGCTTGCACAACCAGCATCGCCGGATCCTCCTGGTCTTCGACGAAGCCAGCGCCATCGACGATCGGATCTGGGACGTCGCCGAAGGCGCGCTGACCGACGAGTCCGCAGAGATCCTGTGGACCGTGTTCGGGAACTACACCAGGAACACGGGCAGATTTCACGAAACGTTCGGAGTTCAGAAGCACCGATGGCTGACCAGGCAGATCGACTCCAGACTGGTCGAAGGGATCAACAAGACACAGATCCAGGAATGGGTCGACGACTACGGTGAAGACTCGGATTTCGTTCGGGTTCGAGTTCGTGGCGTCGCCCCTCGCTCAGGCACGACTCAGTTCATCTCCTCGGAGTCGATCGCACAAGCGTCCAAGCGGCTCCCCCTGTACTCCCCCTACGAGCCGCTGATCGTCGGTGTCGACGTCGCGAGATTTGGTGAAGACGAATCCGTGATCCAAGTTCGCCGGGGCCGAGACGCGCGCACCGTTCCTGCCGTCCGCTTCCAGGGCATCGACACCATGCAGCTCGTCGGGCATATCACGTCGGTCATCTCGTCTCTCGGAGGCAGAGTCGACGCGCTGTTCGTCGATGAGACCGGCGTCGGCGGCGGTGTGATCGACCGATTGCGGCAGCTAGGACTGCAACCGATCGGCGTGAACAACGGTGGATCCGCTGACTGCCCGATCGACGGCGTCATGGTCGCGAACAAAGGCGCCGAATGCTGGGCTCGGATGCGGGAATGGCTGAATACCGGAGGCTCGATCGCTGACGACGCTGACCTCACGACTCAGCTTGAAGGTCGTCAGTACGGCTTCAACGCGCACAACGAGATCGTGCTGGAATCCAAGAAAGACATGAAGAAACGGGGCCTCGCGAGTCCTGACCGCGCGGATGCCTTGGCCCTCACGATGGCATATCCGGTCGCGCTGGGGGGCGGCTCAGGGTTCGCGTCGACCGCGAAACTGGTTCATGATTACGATCCGCTCGAAGCGCTCAGGTCAGACGCCTAGCAGCGTCTTCCGGGGCGCGTTCGGATCGGTGCCGATCTGTCGGTTCTTGGTCTGGTCGGACAGGATCGTTCCGCCTGCGCTCGCAGCGAGCATCTGGGCTTTCTGCACGTCGGTCGCGTAGCTCGACACCTTGGGCGGCTTGGGATCGACCGGGATCACAGGCATCTTCGGGCCAGGAGCTTTCGCTGCCTGGACTGCGCCGTAAGCAGCGACGCCTGCGCCCGCGACCGCAGCAGCGGCAGAAATATATCCAGCGGCTCCGGTGACAGCCATGACTTACTCCTTGTCGAGACGTTTCGCGTAAATCTTTTCGACCTGGGTGTATCCCAGACGCTCGAGCAGTCGCCCGAAGTCGTGGTCGACTTTCACATGCTGAAAGACGTTCTGCACGCCGTCCGCCCAGAGCGCGTTGTCAGCATAGGTGATCAGCCGGGTTCCCATCGAACCGTGCCGCGCGTGCTTGGCGACGAACAGCACGTCCTGGGACGCACACAGCGAATCGCGGTAGTGCAGGTGAGGTCCGACGATGTAGACCGCGTACCCGATCAGGTTCCCGTTCCGGTCTCGCGCGGTGTAGATCCGCAGCAGGTCGGATGCCTGAAGACTCTCATACTTCTCACGGATCGGATCGAGCGTGATGTCCGGGTGAGTCGCGATCTCGACCCAATGTGCTGACAGCAGCGGTTGGACTTCGTGCCAGAACGCGGGCGTCAGAGGTTCCTGTTGAAACGATCCGAGACCTTCGAGGGCCAAGACGGCTGCTGGCATGCCGAACAGCTTGACTTCTGGCCCGCTGTTCACAAGCGCCTTGATTCCCGAACAGCCTGATCTAGCCTCGTGGCTGGAGATCCCCTATGTCTGGTACCGCAACCCCGGTGATCATCCTGCTCGACGCGGAAACGTCCGCTACCGAGGGCCCCAGCATCGGGATCCAGGGCGAATCAATGGCGCTCGGCGGCCAGACGGATCAGATCCAGAACCTCCCGATTCACGTCAACTGTCGCATGATCGGAGGCACATCAGCGACCGTGCTGATCGAGAAGTCGGTCGACGGCGTCACCTGGACGACCTGGGGGACATTCGTGTTTGGCACGACCGGGATCCGCCCCCCACAGACCGGCATGATCAACACCAAGTACATCCGGGCGAACGTCACCGCCATCGCTGGTGGTGGGGCGATCAACTGCTACATGCGGGCGTCCACGGGTTGATTGGCGGCACCCGCCAGGGAGCTAGCCAATGATCCTCCGACACAGACCAGGCATCGATCCGAACGACTCGGTCGCGCTGCGCACCTATCTCGAATCGCTGCGAGGCTGGCTCGCGAACGAGCGTTCGAGTTGGGATACCCAGTACGTTGACCTCGCCAGGTTCTTCCTGCCCAGGTCTCCAAGGTTCAACTACAACGACGTCGACCAAGGCTATCGGAAAGACTATTCGATCGTCGACAACACCGGCACCCAGGCGATCAACGTCTGCGCCGCTGGCATCTTCTCAGCGGTGTCGAGCCCGGTCAGAACGTGGTTCCACATCAAGATGGATGACGAGATCCTGAACGAGCGCCCGGAAGTCAAAGAGTGGATCGACGAAGCTGAAGACCGCCTGCGCTCGATCCTGATCAAGTCGAATTTCTACCAGACGATTCTCCGGTCCTACCAGGAAGAAATCCTGTACGGCACGACCGCGTTCTTGATCGCTGAAGATCCGAACGACGTCATCCGCTGCCATCCGTACCCGGTCGGATCGTACTACATTTCAGGTGACGACTCTCTCCGCATCGACTTTGTCATGCGGATCGTCAACATGACGAATCGGCAGTTGGTCGATCGGTTTGGCTACAAGAATGTGTCCGACGCGATGAAGTCGTACTATGACTCGAATGCAGGCGGCCTGAAAGAGCAGTGGTGGCCGGTCGTGCATGTGATCAGCCGGAATTCGTACTACGATTACACGCTGGAATCCAAGCAAAAGCCGTGGAGATCCGTCTATTACGAGATGAACTCGTTCAACGGGAAGCACGGGCTCTTGTCCCAGTCGGGCTATGACGAATTCCCGGTGATGGTCGGCCGCTGGGACGTGACCGGCGAGAACTTCTACGGCAATTCGCCCGCGATGAACGCGCTCGGCGACCAGATGGCGCTGCAACTCATGCAGAAGCGCAAGTCGCAAGCGATCGACAAGATGGTGAACCCGCCGATGGTCGGCTCACCGATGCTCGCAAACCAGAAGATTTCGATCCTCCCCGGTGAAGTCACCTTCGCGGACATGCGCGACGGCAGCCCCGGCCTGAAGCCGGCGTACCAGATCGATTTCCACATCGATCACGTCATGCAGGACATCGCGGAGCACCAGAAGCGGATCAACGCCGCGCTCTACAAAGACATGTTCCTGCTGAACACCGAGTCCGATCGCCGGATGGTGACAGCGGAAGAGATCCGCGCGCGGCAGGAAGAAAAGATGCTCGTGCTCGGGCCGGTCGCCGAGCGGACGAACGACGAGATCTTGGAGCCTGCGCTAGAACGCACGATGGCAATTGCCATGCGCCGGGGCCTGATGCCGCCGCTACCGCCAGCGATGCGGGGCAAGAAGTGGAAGCTGGAGTTCGAGTCGATCCTGGCGCAAGCGCAGAGACTCTTTCGTACCGCGAACATCGATCGCCTGATGGCGTTCCTCGGTACCGAAGTCGCGCTGAACCAGGGCGTGCTCGATATCTTCGATCTCGACGCGATGGCGAAGGACTACTCGAAGCTGCTCGGCGTGCCGGCGAACATCGTCAGGTCTGACGACGGTATCGCGGCGATCCGGCAGTCGCGCCAGGAGCAGATCCAGAAGCAGCAGAACGCGGACAACGCGCTCAAGCTCGCGCAGGCTGGAAAGAATCTGGCGGCTGCCGACGTGGGCTCCGACAACGCGCTGACCCGCCTGATGCCGGAACTCGGCCAGCCGGCGATGGCATGACCGAGGAGGCGTTCGTCGAGGCGCCGGCTGCCGGCGGCATGAACGCGGCGGATCCTGTGCAGGTCCGCACGCTCGATCAGCTTGTTCGGGACAAATCGAACCAGGACGCGGCGGACCTGAAAGCGGTGCTGGCACTGCCCGAAGGCCGCCGGTTCGTTTTCCATCTGCTCGACTACGCGAACGTCTACGGCTCGACGTTTCATCTGTCGCACGCGTCGATGTCGCTGCTCGAAGGGCGTCGTGACGTCGGACTTTGGCTGATCAAAGCCCTGGAATCCGTGGATCCGCTCGCCTACCCGCGCTTGCTGGCCGAGGGGGCACAGTTGCGAGAATTGGAACAACAGATTCGTGAAGCTCGGATCAGCGCAGCGCGAAAAGCGACAGAAGAATAACCCGAACGCGTTCGGTTTCCCGTTGACTCCTAGATTTCCAGTTCAATAGTCGCCACCATGACCGCCGCAGTAGCCGAACCAGTCGCCCCTGCTGCACCAGCAGCACCGGCTGCGACGACTCTGCCCGCCGGTACGACTTCGCTGCCTCCGATGCCCGCTGCCCCGGCGGCGCCTGCGGCCCCGGCGGCTCCGGCTGCGACACCCGAAGCAGTCGCCGCTCCGGCTGCGCCCGCTGTTCCTGCCGGTGAGGCGTCGCTGCTCGCCGAAGTCGTGGCGCCCGCCGACAACAAGGCTCCGGCCGCGCCCGAGGCCCCTGCCGCGCCAGAAGCCTGGGGTCTGAAAGCCCCCGAGAAGTCGCCGCTGACTCCCGCCGATGTCGCCGACATCGAGACCTGGGCCAAGTCCGCCGGACTGTCCAAAGACCAAGCCCAGAAGTACGTCGAGCGCGAGAGCAATGGCCGCGCCGCCGCGACCGAAGCTGCCAAGACCAAGCAAGCCGCCGAGTACAAAGCGCTCTACCAGACCTGGGGCAACGACCTCAAAGCCGACAAAGAGTTCGGTGGCGAGAAGCTGCCCGAGACGTTGGCCGCCGCCAAGAAAGCGCTGCGCCGGTTCGCGTCGGTCGAGGAGCGCGCGTTCCTGGACTCGACTCCGTTCGGGAACAACCCGATTCTGGTTCGGATTCTCGCCCGCGCGGGCGCCGCGATGGCCGAAGACGGCTTCGTCGCTGGCGCCGGGAATCCCGCGCCGCCGAAGTCCGCTTCGCAGATCGCCTACGGGCCAGATCACGCCAAACCCTCGACCTTCCGCTGAACTAGGAGTTCACCATGGCCGCTCTCGCCACCACCGTCGACACGCTCATCAACTGGGCGAAGATGCGCGATCCCGACATGAAGGCGGCGATGATCGTCGAACTGCTGAACCAGTCCAACGAGATCATCCCCGACATGCGGTGGATGGAGGGCAACCTGCCGCTCGGCAACCGGACGACCGTTCGGGTCAGCCTGCCGACTGTCTACACCCGCCAGATCGGCCAGGCCGTCGCCACGTCGACCAGCCGCAGCCAGCAGTTCGATGATTCGTGCGCGATCATCGAAGCCTGGAACGAGGTCGACTGCAAGCTCGCCGATCTCGAAGCCGATTCCGGCCAGTACCGTTTCCAGCAGATGCTCCCGTACTTCGAGGCCATGAGCCAGAAGTTCGCGTACCTGTTCTGGTACGGCGACACCACCCAGGATCCGACCCAGTTCTTCGGCATGTCGGCGCGCTACGCGACCGTCAACACCGCGACCGCTGCCAGCGCCCAGAACGTCATCGACTGCGGCGGCACCGGATCGGTGAACGGCAGCATGTGGCTGATCACCCACGGCGAGCGCGCCACCACCGGCATCTTCCCCAAGGGCTCGAAGGCCGGTCTCCAGCACCAGAACCTCGGCATGATTCCGTCGACCGTGACCGCCGGCTACCCGAGCCAGCGCCTCATGGTGTACGCCGACCAGTACACCTGGGACGCTGGCGTGGCGGTCAAGGACTGGCGCTGGAACGTGCGCGCCTGCAACATCGACATGACCAACCTGACCACGGAGTCGGGCGCGGCCGATCTGCTCAAGACGATGGCGAAGATGCTGTACCGCCTGCCGTCGATCGGCATCCCGGCCAGCACCACCGGCAACCCGATGTCGACCATCACCCTGCCGGGCTCGCTCGCGTTCTACTGCAACCGCACCATGCGCGAGATGCTGCACATCCAGGCGCTCAACAAGACCTCGAACCAGTTGACCATCGAGACCATGGACGGCCAGAAGGTGCTCACCTTCCTCGGGATCCCGATCCGCAACAGCGACCAACTGCTGTCCACCGAAGCCCGCGTCGTCTGACCGCCGGCTGCTCCTCCCCTCCTCGCCAGTTCAAGGGAACCTTCCATGATCCTCGACATCAGCACTCGGCTCGCCAATGCCTTCGCCCCGACCCTGGTCGCGGCGACTGCCGCCGCCGACTACCTGGATCTGCTGGCAGCGGCCGACGCCGGTATGGGCAACGACTGGGTCTGGTACACCAATATCGGCCTGACCTTCACGTCGGGCGGTGCCGGCACCTTGGATCTGACCCTGCAAGGCAACCTGACCGACCCGACCTTCTCCTCGGACAACCTCACCATCCTCGATTCGGGCGTGATCGCGCTCGCGACGCTTGTGCGCGGCTACGAGATCAAGCTGAAGTACCCGCGTGGCTTCAACGTGCGCTACCTGCGCGTCGTGGCGACCATCGCGACCGCCGCGATGACCGCCGGGAACCTGAGTTCCTGGCTCACCAACGACGACATGCAGGACGTCAAGGCTTACCCGGCCGGCTACCAAGTCTCCTGATCTCCGTCTTCCCCTGATCTATCGCCGAGGGTTCCATGATGACTGTCGCCGCCAAGCCCCGGACCTCATTGGAGGTCCGCGCTGTGAAGATCGGATCGTACCCGGATCCCGGGGAACTGCGCGCCAAGATCAGGAACCCCGGCGACGTCTTCACGCTCCGCAGTGTGAAGGAGTTCGCCGGAGTCGAGGACAGCCCGTTCGGCTGGATGGAATGGCTCGACGAAGTCGACAAGGACGCCAAGCCGGCCAAGCCGATCCCGGCGACGACCGTGCCGAACGTGGTGCGCGACCCCTTGATGGGCCGGATCGTTCCGTGAGCCTCGGATGACCGCGCCGCTGTCGGCGACGACCATCTGCAACATGGCGCTGACCCGGATCGGGTCGACCCAGTTGATCACCAGTCTCGCGGATCAGACCAACGAAGGGTTCCAGGCGACGCTCTGGTACGATCAGAGCCGTGAAGCACTGCTCCGCGATTTCGCGTGGCCCTGGTCCATGAAGTACGGGCAGTTGGCCCAGGTCAGCACGACCGGGACCCCACCGAACGCGGAATGGCAGTACAGCTATCGGTACCCGACCGACTGCTTGCTGGTGCGCCGGCTGACCGGGACTCCGACGGCTCCGACCAGCCCGCCGCTGACGACGCTCCCAACGACGTTCCTGAATGATCCGTCGCCCTGGCTCCGCGAAGACGGCGATGCGTACCCGGTGCCGTTCGAGATCGGGCATGACGACGACGGCCGGCTGATCTACACCGATCTGTACCTGGCATCGATCAAGTACGTCGCGGACGTGAGTGATCCGACCCAGTTCTCGAACGACTTCGCCAGCCTGCTGGCCTGGCGGATCGCGGTCGAGTTCGCCTACGGGCTCGCGATCTCGGACACCCGTCGCAAAGTCGCTCAGGAGATGTACGAGAACGAACTGATGAAGGCTCGCGCGCAGGCGCTTAACGAAGCCCAGCGCGACCAGCCCTACGTCGACTACAACTCCGAATTTGTCCGCGCGCGTTTCGGTGGGTGAGTTATGCCCTCGCTGAAACAGACAGGATTCGCTGGTGGCGTCATCAGCCCGCAGCTTCGAGGGCGGACTGACCAGACCAAGTACGCGTCCGGCCTGAAGACCTGTGACAACTTCATCGTCACTCGGTTTGGTTCGGTCGAGAACCGCGCGGGGACCGTGTACGACGGCGAAGTGAAGGATAGCACGCAGCAGATCCGCGAAGTTGCGTTCATCTTCAATGCGACCGTTTCCTACATGCTGGAGTTCGGTGACTCCTATATCCGACCGTGGAAGCTCGGTGCGCGGATCAGCGTCGCCGGGGCAGCGGCTTGGGATGCTGGGACCACCTACACCCAGGGCGCGCTCGTCACGTACAACAGCCTGGTCTATTGGTCGAAGATCGACGGGAACATCGCGAACGCGCCAGATGTCAGTCCGACTGACTGGTATCTCCAAGCCGCCGGTCTGCTGGAAATTCCGACCTATATCCCGCAGGCCGCGCTCGCGGACATGCAGTACGTTCAGCAGAACGACATCATGACGCTGGTGAACCAGCTATTCTATCCGGCGGTCCTCAAGCGTTTCTCGGATACTGTCTGGCAGTTCGGGCAGTTCGTCGCGTCGACTGGCATCAGTCCTCCGACTGGAGTGAATCTAATCATCGGTGTAGGTCCGTCGCCGACTCCGGCGGCGCCGACCGGACTGGCGGCAGTCGGAGGGCAGGCGGCATCAGCCAAACTATACTATGTGGTGACTGCTTGGCTCACTGCTCCGTTCAATACGGAAGGGGCACCGTCAGCAGCGGCTCAATCCACCGTAGGTAGTCCTACTCCGGGATTTCCTGTGGTGCTGACATGGAATGCCGTCGCCGCGATCTCAGGGTACGCAGTCTACAAAGGGACGAATATCGCAGGGGACCCCAAGTATCTGATCGCGGTGATCGAGACTGGAACATTGACGTTCACAGATGATGGGATAGCGCAGGGAACCCCGTTGCGGACTGCACAGGAAGGGGCAGTCGGCGCGATCCTGTTCGATTACGTGGTGACAGCAGTCGATGCATCGACCGGGGCTGAATCGCTCGCAAGTACGAGCGCGACCGGGTACGGCAATACGCCGACGGACGCGAACCCGAACGTGATCTCCTGGAACGCCGTCACCAATGCGAGCAAGTACAACATCTACCGGCTCGTTGCCGGGATCTACTCGTTCGTCGGCTCGACGCCGTTGCTGACGTTCAGCGATCCGAACATCCTGCCGGACTCGAATATCCAGCCTCCGGTGCCGCTGCCGTTGTTCGCTACCGCGAACGACTACCCCGGTGTTGTCGGCTACTACCAGCAGCGGCTCGGGTTCGCGAACACGATCAATCAGCCGCAGACGGTGTCGCTGTCCCGCGTCGCCGTCTCGACCGCGTTCACGGTGTCGACTCCGGTGCAGGACAACGACGCAGTTCAGTTTACGATCGCCGGCAAGCAGGTGCAGGAAGTCCGTGCGCTGGTCGACAACGGCAAGCTGATCATCCACACGAGCGGCGGCGAGTACGTTGCGAACGGCAACCAGGCCGGGCAGATCACTCCGACCGGGATCAGCTTGGTCCAGCAGGGATCGGCAGGTAGCGAGTTCATCAGCCCGGTGACGATCGGCTCGACCGACCTGTTCGTACAAGCACGCGGAACGATTATCCGCGATCTCCGGTATTCGATCCAGACGACCAGCTACAGCGGGCAGGATCTCACGATCTTCGCCCCAAGTCTGTTCGCGAATCGCACCATCGCCGACATGGACTGGCAGCAGATCCACAATTCGATCCTGTGGGTGGTTCTCGACAACGGAACGCTGCTCGGGCTGACCTACATCCATTCACAGGAAATCTGGGGCTGGCACCGACACACGACTGGGGACGGCGACCGGATCGAGAATGTCGTTGTGATCCCCGAAGGCGATCAGGATGTCACCTACGTCTGTGTGAAGCGAACGATCAACGGAGTCACCAAGCGGTACATCGAGCACTTCGCCAAGCGGGAGTTCTCGGACATTACGACCGATGCGATTTTCGTGGATTCCGCGCTGACCTACGACGGCCGGAACACCAGCGGCACGACGATGACGCTGACTACCGGAGGGGGTTGGACTCCTACTGACAACCTCACGTTGACCAGTAGTGTTGGCTACTTCGTGGCAGGTGACGTCGGCAACATGATCGTGCTTCAGCAGATCGTCGATGGGGTCGTGATCGATTCTGTTCGCCTGAACATCATCGGGTACACCAGTCCGACGGTCGTCACGGTCCAACCAGGGAAAGACGTACCGGCGTGGGCGCAGGTTGCGCTTACGACCTGGGGCAAGGGCGTGCATCAGTTCTCTGGTATCGATCATCTCGAAGGTCGAACGATCGGCGGTCTCGGTGACGGCAATGTGATCCCGCAGACGGTCGTCTCCGGCGGGGCGTTCACGACCGCGCTCAACTATGTCGTGCTCACGGTCGGGCTCCCGATCCAGGCGGATCTCGAAACGTTGCCATTGGAGAACACTCAGGGCGAGACGATCTCGAACAAGAAGGTCGTCGTCATCGAACTGACCGCGATCCTGTACGACACCCGAGGTGGCTTCTACGGTCAGGACTTCGCTCACTTGCAGCCGCTCGTTCAGCGAGCAGGCGAGCCGTGGTCGGATCCGACGTTCTTGTTCACGGGGCCGCGCCGGATCCCGGTCCAGGGGTCCTGGCAGACGACGGGCCAGTTGGCGATCCGGCAGACCGATCCGTTGCCGATGGGAATCAGCGCGCTCGTGAACAGCGTTCAGGTGGGGAACTGATATGTACGACACCGGAGGCGGATACAGCGACCCAGCGCCTACAGCGGCAGCGCCGACGTCAGGTGGATTCAACGCTTCTCCCTACATCACGGCGGCCGGCGGGATCCTGTCGGCCTACGGGCACTACCGCGCAGGCCGGGTGAATCTGGCTATCGCCAGGCACAACGCGGCGCTCGCGCGGATCCAGGCAGCGCAGGCACTCGAAGCAGGGCGGCAGGCCGAGAACGTTCGCGATCTTAAGAGCCGGCTCGCTCAGGGCGAGATCGCGTCCAACTTCGCGGGACAGGGAGTCGTCGTCGGCGCCGGCACCAGTCGCGCAGTCATGGATACCGAACTCGCGTTGTCCGAGATGGACAAGCTGATGATCGGAATCAACGCGCGTCGCTCGGCGTTCGGGTTCCAGTCTGCTGCGGCAGCCCAAGAGCAGCGCGGCGAGTTCGCTCAGAAAGAAGGCGACATGGCGGCTATCAGCACGTTGCTCGATACCGGGGCCCAGCTTGAACTGCAATCAGATCGCGCCTATTACGGGCGTGGGCATCGGAACTGATCATGGGCACGTTTCCTTCAGACATTCCGAGTGAGCAAGTGCAGGTCCAGCCGACCACCGGACTCGGCATGGATGCGTCCCCGGATGCCTACGGCGCCAGGGTAGGACAGTCGTTGCGGAATCTCGGCTCGGTCGAGAGCCGGCTGTTCCGCGACGAAGAAGCCCGCCAGGACAACGTGGCGGTCATGGCTGCCTACAACAAGATGAGCGACTGGGCGCTCACGAACCTGTACCACCCGGATACCGGGATCCTGAACAAGAACCTCGGAGCGGACACTGCTCCGGCGGTCGACAAGACGCTGGCTGACTACGATTCCACGATGTCGAAAGTCCGGGCGGATCTCGCGCCTCGGCAGCAGGAAGCGTTCGATCGGATGCAGAAGGAGCACTATTTTCAGATCAAGCATCAGTTGTACGGCTATGAAGCGAAGCAGAGCAAGATATACGCGAACGAGCAGACAGTCGCGCTGATCCAGAACCAGCAGGACGCTGCGGTACAGCACGCGCGGGTCGGGGATCTTCCAGGTGACGAATCGAGCGCGTGGGCCCGGCGGGTTGAAGCGAACCTGGAAGTCAGCAGCGCCGCGATCATGGCTGCCGGACACCGGAACGGCGACTCGGCCGAAGTCATCCAGCAGCAGCTTCAGGCGAACGCTAGCACGACCCACATGGGCGTCATCAGCGAATTGATGGCGAACGATCGGACTGCCGACGCGAAAGCTTGGTACAGCGAGCATGCGTCTGAACTGACCAAGCACGACGCGATCCAGGCAGCGGGCATGTTCCGGATCGCAACGGTCCACGACGATGCGCGGGCGCTCAACGATTCGATCCTCGCTGAGCAGCGGACCGAGTACGAGAAGTCGGCTCCGGTGCCCGATCCGGCCGGGATCCTTGGACCACAAGTCCAAGTCGAACCGACGCTGGCCGGAGCGCTGGCGAAGCTCGAAGCGCGTGGGATCAAGGACACAGCCGTCTACGACCAGACGAAGCAGCGGCTCAAGCAGTACTACACCGAGGAAGCCGCAGCGAACCGAGCCCAGCAGATGGAACTCGCGCAGCAGGCCGATGACCAGCTTCGCGATCCAACGAACAACTACGAAATCTCGGCCGATATTCTCGGGAAGATGGATCCCAAGACCTTGAAGTTCACGCTCGCGAATCAGAAGTCCGCGCGTGAAGGTGGCAACATCGTCAGCAACGAAAGCGTGAAGCTCCGGCTCCGCACCATGGCGGCTGACCCGTCACAGTGGGACGAGTTCGCTTCCTATGCAGCAGTCCAGTTCGATGCCGATCTGAACAAAGCAGACCGGAACGAATACCTCGCCAACCTCGCTCATGTCCGGGGCCAGATCGACAAGCGTGATCAGCATCTATCGCAGGGGATCATCGCGACCCAGGTTGCTACTCACATCTTCCAAGAGAACGGCTTGACACTCCCGCAGGGTGCTGCCGGGACAGTCGACGCTCCAGGCGGGGCGAACTACGAAGCTGCGGCGGCCCGCCGGAACAAGTTCATGGATCAACTTCACCGGGCCGTCGCGGCCGACGCCTTGGTCAAGAAGCGGGATCTGTCCGAAGAAGAGATCCAAGCCCACGCGACCAAGCTGTTCGCCACCGTGTCGTGGCAGCGGGAGCCGAGGGGCTTCTGGGAATGGGCTCGGGCTACCGGAACCCCGGAAGGCAAGGACGTCGTCACGTTCTCCGAGCCGCTCTACAATGCGCCTGGGGCGGACAAGCGGATCTATCGGATCGACGAAATGCCCGCGAGCGCCTTGAAGATCATGCAAGCGAACGACCAGAAGAACGGAGTCACCCGAACACCAGCTCAGATGATCGAAGCCTACAACGCCGCCATGATGAAGAAGGCGATGTATGCCGCTCCCTGATTCAGCGGTACCGGACGACTTCGCCGAGACGGATCTCGCGAACATCCAGCAGGCCAAGACTGAAGCGCCGCGCGCGAACTCGGATCTCCCAGACGACTTCGCCGAACGGGACTTCGAGGAGTCCGCGCAGTTCGCTGGAGCCCAGAAAGCGCTGCTCGCTTCAAGCCTCGCTGGAGCCGTCGAGTCCAAACCCGAACACAAATCGAAAGTCGTCGCGCTCGCGGACAAGCTGAACCTGTCTGCGGATGTAGTCGAAGGCAACTACGACTACCTGAATCGGCGCGTTCAGCTTCGGGATCTCGACTACAATCACCTGCTCCAGCATCATCCTGAGATGGCGTCGTGGCTGACGGTGCCGGAGAACGCCGCGCTCGCGCACGATGACATGCCGGTCTTGCAGATGATGGACAACGTTGCCCGTCGCATGGACGGGCGTCCCCACGATCCGACTGGGATCCTCCCTGATGGGTACATGTTCAAAGCCGACGGCACGATCCGGGGCCCGCTCCACGAAGATGGCAGCGAGCCGGTCGTCTACAAGTCTCTGGACGTGCTCCGACAGAAGTTCCAGCGTGAAGAAGCAAACCAGGAGTTTGCCAAGGAACTGGACAACCGACTTGCGGAACAGCTTCAGAAAAGCTCGTGGTTCCCGAACATCGAAGCCGGAGCGGCAGCGTCCATCGCAGGAACGTTCTCAGCAGTCGAGTCGATTTTCGGAGAGCCGCGCGGGGCTGCCGCTGCTAAAGAGATCCGTCAGGCGTTCGAGCAGCGTCTCGGTGCCCAGGCTGGGAGCGATCCGGGAATCGCTGGTGGGGCAGCACGGCTGATCGGTTCACTGATCGGCGACGCGCCGCTCTACATGCTCGGCGGCGAAGTCGCGGCGGTCGCGGATCTCACCAAGTCGCTGACGATGGTCAAAGCGTTGTCGGCCAGGCTTCCTGCGGTAGCTCGGAGCGAGTACGCGGCGGACTTCTTCAAGACCGCTGCGGTGTACTCCCCGATCGGGATTCGCAGTGGAGTCAACGCCGGGGCGGACGAAGGTGTGGGCTTCGGCACGGTCAACGGTCTGATCAACACGTTCATCCCGGCGCTCGCCGGTTCGCGGTTGGGCATCCCGGCGGCGCTACTGAAAGGCTCGGAAGCTGGCTCGGCGTCGTGGATGGGCGCAGCCGGGCGTCTCGGGCTCCATGTCGGATCGCAGGGCGGGATCATGGCGACGACCGAACTCGCGAACGCGATCCATGAAGTCGCGTCCGGTGTCGATCCTGACGCGCTGAAGTCTGAGAACCTTGTTCCCAGGCTCATGCAGGCTGGATTCGCTGGTGGCATCTTGGCCGGGGCGTTCCATCTCCCTGGAATGATCGGTGCGCAGATGGGGCGGCAGCAGATCGCCGCGCACGCCGCGTTGCAGGGGGCAGACGATCTCGGAGTCCTAGTCGAGCTTGCTCAAGCTTCCAAGCTGAACCAGCGCAGCGGAACACGGGCGAAAGAGCTTCTCGACAAGCAACTCGGCGATACCAACGCGCTCCAGTACTTCCAAGGTGACGAGTGGGAAGGCATTGCCAAAGACGCCGGGATGACCGGCGACGAACTCGCTGCGGCGATGAACGTCGAGGAACAGTGGAGAGTCGCCCGCGCGGCTGGCTCGTCCATGCAGGTCAAGACCAGTGATCTGGTCATGGGCTTGGCTGGGATGAAAGAGGAAACCGGGATCAAAGCGATCATCGGTGCCGCCCGCACTGCGCCGGAAGCGACCAGCGCCGCCGAAGGCGTCGAGTTCTTCAAGACCGCTCCCGATCTCATCAGCAAGGGCATGGAGAGGCTGAAAGCAGACATTCTCGCCGAAGCCGCGACCGTCAGTGAAGCTGACCCGATTTACAAGGACTTCGTGAAGAAGGCGATGGCTGCCGGGCGCCCCGAGCAGGAAGCGCGCGACGACGCCAGGATCATGGCTGCCAGGTTCAACACCCGCGCAGTCCGCTGGAACGCAGAAGCCGCTGAACGGGGCGCTCCGATCCAAGATCCATTCGTCGAGTACCAGCGCGAGATCCAAGGGGTCTATGGACAGAAGGATTTGCCGTTCTTTCTGAAGGTTCCTGGCGCCGCTGAGGGAGTACTGACCCAGCCTCAGAGACTATTCATGCTCGATAGGTACCTCAGAACTTCCCCGTATACCAACAAATCCATGGGGCATTTCGGCGAGCGTGCTTTCAAGACTCCTGTCCATCTCGTCGATGGATCCCGAATCAGTGGATTCAACAATGCGGAGAGGACAGTGGTCTATGGGTACGATAAAAACGGTGAAGTGTTCACTCAAAATGTGAAAGACCTCAAACCGGGGGATATTATTCTAGGGGATAGAGCCAATGAAACGGCGGTAGCGCTCAAGCTCTCGCTGGAACAATCTGCGCATCTCTTGGAGCAGCCTGGCAAGCAGGAGAAGCCGCGCGGGTACTATGATCCCGTCCGCAAGATCATCGTGCTGACCGAGCACCAGAACTTCTCGACCGTCATCCATGAAATGGGGCATTCGTTCCTCGAACTGATGAACAAGGACGCTAGCGATCCGCTGGGGCCTGCCTACGCGAAGACTGATCTTGCGACGGTGCTCGACTTCCTGGGAGTGAAGTCCTGGGCGGACGTCGGCAGAGCACAGCACGAGAAGTTCGCTCGGGCGTGGGAAACCTACACCATGGAAGGCAAAGCTCCGTCGCCGGAATTGGTGCCGGTCTTCCAGCGGTTCGCTATCTGGATGAAGAACGTCTACCGGGGCATGAAGGGCCTGGTCGCGCTGACGCCTGAAGTCACCAGCCTGTTCGACCGGCTGCTGGCTACCGACGAAGCGATAGCACGCGCCAAAGAGGAAGTCGGACAGTCGAGCACGATCTTCAAGAACGCCGAGGACTTCGGGCTCGGAGAAGCGAAGTGGCAGCAGTATCTCAAGCTGGTCCAGCAAGAGAAAGACTCGCTGTACGCGAGCGTATTCCGAACAGCGATGGCCGCGATCAAGAGCGAGAACAGCCGGGTCTACCGCCGTGAACTCGCTGCGACGACTGCTCGCGCGACCGAGATCGTCAACGCCAGGCCAGAGAGCCGGGCTGAAGACCTGTTCGTCAAAGGCGTCGACGCCGACGGCAAGACGCTGACCGACAAGCCCAAGCTCGACCGAAAAGAGATCACCGACATCTTCGGCCCCGAAGCGATCAAGGCGCTTCCCAGAGGCACCACTGAAGAAGGCGGGCTGGGCCTGAAAGCGGCTGCTGACGCTGTGAACCTCACGCTCGGCTACGATGGCTACAAGTCCGGGGCGAAGCTCGTCGAAGACCTGATGAAGCGGATCGATCGCAAAGACGCTATCAAGGTGCTCGCGGACGAGATGATCAAAGCGGAGAACCCAGAACTGACGCCTGAAGCGATGATCGAGCGGGCGCTGGATGCGGTGCATGAGAACCAGGCGACTGCGGACCTGCTGAACCTGCGATCAGCCGCGCTGGCGTTCAAAGCCAAGCGGACTGCCGAAGCAGCAAAAGAGATCAAGCTGCTTGCCGAGACGATCATCAGCGAGACGAACCAGCGGGACGTGAAACCGAACAAGTATCGGATCGCGCAGCGTAAAGCGAACAGGGAGACCGAACAGGCGTTCCTGAAAGAAGACTTCTCGAAAGCGTTCGACTCAGCCCAGCGAGCCGAGTTGAACTTTCATCTGTTCCGAGAAGCCCTCGAAGCGAAGAAAGTCCTGACCAAGACGAACGAACTGTTCGCGGACGCCAAGCGTCGGTCGACCCGTGAAATGTTGGGCAAAGCCGGCGGCGAGTCCTGGCGGGTCAAGCTGTCTGACGGCCAGTATCATCCGACCGTCTTCTGGAACGAACCCGAAGCCCAGGACGCTGCGTCGGCGCTCGCAGGCACCCTCGAAGCCGGGCCGACCTATGTCAGCGCGATGGACGAACTGCGGGGACTTTGGAATACCAAGACGATCCGCGACAGCTTGACCGCTGGGCAGGTCAACGACGTCTACCGCGAAGCCAAAGCGATCATGCACCAGGCCCGGGAAGCATTCTCGGTTCGACTACGCGGTGAGCGTCAGAAGCTCCAGGACGTGTCCGACGCGCTGACAGCGAGCGGGAACGCGAACGCTAAGCCAGTGTCCGTGAAGCCCTGGTCGAAAGGCGCCTGGACCCGACTCGGGGGCTGGGCGCTCGCGAAGTTCGATGCGTTCCATCGGAAGTTCTCGTTCGTGGCCCGGGAGATGGACGGCGAAAAAGAAGGCGGCACGGCGTTCGACTATCTGGTCCGACCGTTGAACGCCGCAGGGGACGCCGAACTCAGCCTGAAGATCGCGAACGCCGAGGCGATGCAGAAGCTCACCAAGGACTACGGCAAGAGCGGTAAGCTCCACAGCACCGAGTTCATCCCGGCGATCGGCGGGCACATGAGCTTGGAAACCAAGCTGATGGTGTTCCTGAATTGGGGCTCGACCAGGAACCGGGAACGGATCCTGCGCGCGGGGGTGAACGGGAACAAAGTCACGGCCGAGCAGGTCGACGCCATCATCAAGACGCTCGACAAAGCTGACATCACGTTTGCGAAAGGTGTCGCGGATCTGATCAACAGCCATTGGCCGGCGATCAAACGTGTGACCGAGCGCCTGACCGGATTGCCCCCGGAGAAGCGCGATTCGCTGCCGATCGAGACGGCTCACGGTTTCGTGGACGGACATTACTTTCCGTTGGTCTATGACCCAGAAGCATCGGCGCGCTTCATGGATCTCGAACTCGCGTCGGCTCCGAAACGTGCTCCGACGACGGTCTTTTCTGGTTTCACCAAAGCCACGGTCGAGTCGACCGGACGTCCGCTCCTGTTCGATTCCCGCGCGATCTTCCAGCATCTCGACGGTGTATCGCACTTCATTTCGCACGCCGAAGTCGCCTCGGATATGTCCAAGCTCTTGAACGATGTCCAATTCAAAAACATGGTCATCGATCGCTACGGCATGAACGCCTACAAGGTACTGCGTGATACGATCCAGGCGGTCAATCGAGGGCCACAAGGCCCTCAGAACTTGGCCGAGTCGATTGTCCGTTGGCTGCGGATCCGATCGGGTATGGCAGTCATGGGATTCAACGCGATGTCTGGCACGTCGCAGTTGTTCGGGATGACCCAGGCGATGGAACGGGTCGGCGCGGCGAACTATCTTCGGTCTCAGTTGCAGGTGTTCGCGAACGCTGGCTCGGTCGAGTCGTCGTCAGCAACCGTTAAATCGATGTCCGAGATGATGCGCAATCGCGACGCCGCGCGGGTGCCGGAAGCGATCGAATCGCTGGACGTCTTGAAGGGTACGCCTGACTGGGTTCGCCAGCATGCGTACTGGATGATGAACAAGATGCAGTGGCTTGTCGACGTGCCGACCTGGCTCGCTGCCCACGAGTCCGCGCTCAAGGAGTTCCCGGGAGACTCGGCGAAGTGTGTTGCGCTCGCAGATCAGGCGGTGCTCGACACTCAGGGCTCGGGCATGATGAAAGACCTCAGCCATGCCCAGCGCGCGAACGAGTTTGCGAAGACGCTGATGCAGTTCGGCAGCTTCTTCAGTTCGACGTACAACATGCTGCGGGCTGGAATCACGAACGCGACGTTCAAAGACCCGTCGTCGATCGCGCGGCTGGCTGGCAGCTTTTGGATGCTGGTTTTCCTGCCGGCGACCGCGATGGCAGCGTTTCAAGAGACCGTTCGGAAATCTCCCGAGAACGACGGGACCGCCGGGTATTGGGCCAAGCATCTCGCGTCAGCGAATCTCGGGTACCTGCTGAACACCGTCATGCTCGGGCGGGAACTGTCCGGGGCTCTTGCGGGCTTCGATTACAAGGGCCCGTCCGGCATGCGCGCGTTCTCGGTGCTGTCGGACCTGATCAAGCAGGTCTCCCAGGGCAAAGCCGACCATGGGTTGGAACGGGCTCTGATTGCCAGCACCGGGCTGTTCTGGGGGCTCCCGTCGAACCAGCTTCAGCGGATCATCGACGGCATCATGTACGATCTCGAACACGGCAGCACGAGCCCGTTGCCGGTGATTTATGGCCCGCCGCCTAAGCGGCACCCGTGATCTGACTAACCTTGCTTTGGCACCCGTTCGGTTTACGTTCGAGATACTTCCATGACCGTTCCTAATCAGACCAACGAGTGGAGCTACACCGGGAACGGCCTGGTCGACACCTATCCCTACACCGCACGGATCTTCCAAGACGCGGATCTGGTGGTAACGGTCGTCAGCCCCCTCGGCGTGCTCTCCACGCTCGTTCTGAACACGGATTACACCGTCACGGGGGCTCTGAGCTATTCAGGCGGGAACGTCGTTCTGACGGCTCCCCTGGCCGATCTGGCGGTGATCACGATCAGCCGGGATCCCGCCGAGGTCCAGAACACGGCTCTGCGGGACCAGCAAGCGTACCTGGCGCAAGCGGTCGAGAACGGGTTCGACCTCGTGACCATGATGATTCAGGCGTTGCGAACGATACTATCGCGCGCCCTGGTGCTGCCCCCCGGCTCGACCGCGTCGGTGGCGCTGCCGCCCCCAGTCGCGACCGATCTGCTCGGCTGGGATCCGACTGGCACGTTCTTGACGAACTGGTCTCAGGCTGCCGTCGCTGCGGTCAACAACGCAATCCAGCCGACGGTCGACAGCTTCCTGGCCGGGGCGGACTTCACCCCTGGAGTGACGACCCTCCTGACTCTCTCCGAAGACCCGCTCTCGATCCTGAACACCACCATCGCGTTCGATGGAACTCTTCAGCACCAGTCCACATACTCGATCTCGGGCTCCGACGTCACGTTCTCCAGCCCGATCCCGCTCGGTGTGCTCGCGGTTCAGGTGGTGCAGTACCCGAAGGTCGTCTTCCCGGTTCCTGCCGACGGCTCGATCACGGCCGCGAAGCTCGCGGACAACGCAGTCACGGCGGCCAAGATTCTCGCCGACGCAGTGACGACCGCGAAGATCCTCGACGCGAACGTCACGACCGCGAAGCTCGCCGACCGATCAGTCACGCTTGCCAAGCTCGCTGCCGGTGCGACCCAGGGTGGCAAGAACGCCATCATCAACGGTGACGCGATCATCGCGAACGGCGTCGACTATGCAGCGACGGTGTCCGGCGACTATGACTACGGCCTGTCTCCGCTCTGCCAGGGGGCGCTGACCGGAACGACCGTCGCGGGGTCTCTGACTCAAAGCGCGACGTCGTCACTCGGGCGCACTGGCCGATCCTTCAAGTGGTCGGCAGTCACGACGACTGGATCCGGTATCGCCAAGTGGCGCTTCTTTGTTGAAGCCCGAGACGCGAGCCGGTTCAAGAACCAGACCGCCACGGTGTCCTGCCAAGGCCGCCAGGACACTGGCGCGGCAGTCGACTTCGCGATCGTCGTGTCGAAAGCGAACGCAACGGACGACTTCTCAGCAACGACGGTGATCTCGAACGGCGGGAACATCTCGGTCCCGTCAGCGACGAACGGTTCGGTCTACAATCGCGGCATCGCGATGGGGGACTGCTCGAACGGTATCATGGTCGAGATCACCGCGAACATCGGCGTGGTGACGAACAAGAATGCCGAGATCACCGAAGTCCAGTTGGAGTTCGGATCCTACGAGACCGATTTCGAGTACGAGTCAGTCGCGCTGACCACCGTGAAAGTGGCGCGCTACTACGAAACGTTCGGATCGATTGCTGCCGGCTTCACGGGCATGGTTGCCCCTGGATTCGCAATAAGTGCTACCCAGGGTGGGGCGGTCTTTTATTACGAGGAAAAGCGGATTGCTCCTACCATCACCGTCACTTCCCCGACGGGGTTCATTACCGTAGATACGACTGGGGCATCGATCGCTTGTGCGACGGTGACGGGCGGTCTCGGAGCAAAAACATATATCAGCATGTCTTTTACCGTGGCTGCTGGCCTGACTGCTGGGCAGGGAACAATTCTCGCTGCGAATGGTGCTACATCGCAGATCGTCGTGGATGCGAGGTTCTGACATGAGCACTACCCAGATCCCCCAATCGTTGATCCTCGCCGGCCTGGTTGCGCTGGCCGGTTCTGGCACGATCCCGCTTGACTGCTCGGCTGGAAATCGCTTCGGCACCGAACTCACAGCGTCCAGCACGATGGACGCGTTCGCGAACCCGCCTTACGACGGCTACACGTTCATTCTCGCGGTGCGTCAGGGCGGGGCCGGATCGTACACGTTGGCGTTCAACGCGAACGTCCGGTACACGAGCGCAGTTCCGAGCATCACGTTGTCCACCACCGTCGGCAAAACCGATTACATCGGGTTCTACTGGAACGAGACCGATTCGATGTGGGACGTGGTTGCCTTCGCGGCGGCAGCCTAGGTCATGCCTGTATGCACCTGGGACCCAGCCAACAAAGCCGCCGCGATCACGCTGTCTCCAGACAAGCTGACCGCGACGCTTGCTGGCAGCCCAGGCAACCGTGGCTGCGTGCTCGCCACGGTCGGGCACAGTTCCGGCGTCTACTGGTGGGAGAACACGTTCGTCTCCAATTCAGGTCTTCAGGATCCGATGTTTGGGATCGCCATCGCTGGCGTGAGCCAGACGGGGTACCTCGGCCAGGACGCGAACGGCTGGTCCTACGAGACGACTGTCAAGTACCACAACGGGTCTGGCAACGTCCTCAATCCCGGGTTCGTCGTGACCCAGACCGTCGGCTACGTGTTCGATATCGGTGCGCTCACACTGGAATTGTTCATCGACGGTGTGGATATCGGAATGATGTTCGATTCAGGAGTACCAGGACTGCTCGCCCCTGGAACGTACTACCCAGCCTGCGGCCCTGGCTATGCGACCGCGAACTCAGCGGTCGCGCTCGCGAACTTTGGCGCCTCGGTGAGTCCGCATCTTGCAGCGTATCTCGCGTTCAATCCAGCAGCCCAGCCATGGGGCGGGCCCGGCGCGGCAGGCAACTTTCTTTCTCTCCTTTGATCTGAAAGGCTACCGATGCGAACGCTTCTCCTTCTGATGCTGGTCTGCGCTGGTTGGTCGGCCACGGTCGACACACCGGATCTCGGAACCGGGGCGCCGCCGCCTGACGCATCGCACTTCATCGGCACGCTCGCCGTCGCCAACGGTGGCACGAACTCGTCGACCGCGCTGTCTGGTTCGTCCATCATGATCTCGAACGGCACAGCGATCGTGCAGGGCGCGGCCGGGACCACGACCACCCTGCTGCATGGCAACGCTGCCGGGGCGCCAACCTACAGCGCCGCGTCACTGACGGCGGACGTGAGCGGAGTTCTGCCAGCCGCAAATGGTGGGTCCGGAGTCGCAAACACCGGTACCCTAACCAACGCGAGCAATACGACGATTACCGGCGGCGGCACGCTCGCGCTTGGCGGCTTCACACTGACGGTGCCAGCTACGGACACAGCGGCGGAATTGGGGCAGGCCAACGCATTCACTGGTGCAAATAGTTTCTCGCAGCAGATCACCAGCAGCCTAGCGACTGGCACGGCTCCGTTCTCGATCGCCAGCACCACTAACGTAGCAAATCTGAACGCCTCGTCACTCAACGGCGCGACCTTTGCGGCTCCGGGGGCGATCGGCGGAGGCACGCCCGCCGCGATCACCGGCACGGCTATCACAGGGTCGAGCATCACTAATTCCGGAGCTACCGCGACCCGGATCGCCTACGCGGGTACCGCTGGAATATGGGCGGACGATTCTGGGTACACGAGGACGTCCCTCGCTGTCACCCAGGATAGCGGCAGCGACGCGATCCTCACGGTTGGAAACGCCGTGATGGGCTTCCCACCTTCGGGCACCTCCGGTGCCGCCTATTGGTATCAGCGCGGCATTTCCAATCCGCAGACGAACTATGCGCTCCAGCAAAACAGCAGCACGACCGTCTTAAACAATGGCGGCACGACTCTGTTCCGCGTGGGCAACGGCACCAAGGCGACGCTAGTCACGGGCTCATGGACCTTCGCTTCCGGTGTCCCCTGTATCTCGTCTGACACCACCGACGCCACGAGCGGCACGACCGGATCGTTCAATACCCTCGGCGGCATCGGCATCACCAAGGCTGCCTGGATCGGCACGAACCTGACGACAGGTGGCGCTAGAACCGTTCACGTCACCGCCGTAACCAGCGCGGCTGGCACTACCGTTGTCGCTGCCACCGATGATTACGTCGTCGTTACCGGCAGCACAACTCAGACCCTCACGCTCCCCGCGTGCGCGACAGGCCGCTGGCTGCTGTTCAAGAATAGATCCAGCGGAAACGTCACCATCAATCGTGCCGGCTCGGACACGATCGATGGTGGAACGAGTACGACTCTGACGAGCAATCAGTCGATCATGCTCCTGGGTAATACGACTGACTGGGGCATAAACTGAATGGCTTACGACCCGACGACCATGATGTCTCCAGCGAAAGCGAAACTCGTCAGCATCGATTCTGCTGGCTCTGACGCCTTTGCGTGGACCGGACTCCCCGCACGCATCAAGGTAACACGCTTCCTGGTCCACAATCCGAGCACGTCACTCTCGGTTTCAGTGGCGACGCTCGGGCTTCGAGACGCTGCTGCGGGAGCGGGTAACATCATTGTCACTCCCGCACTACTGACCGCACTATCGTCAGTCGCCAAGAACCTGGATATGGTGATGGCCCTGACGGACGTAGTCACGACCGGAGCACTCTACGCGCGTAACGTCCTAGCGCACGGAGCGCCAGCCACCGTCGATATCCTTCTTGAATATCTGGACCTCACATGAAGGCGCACAGGCTGTGACACTTGCTGGTACCTATGTACGCGTCCTGACCGGGAACGGCAGCGAAGCCATGCGACCCGTCGCCGTGGATCCGGCGAACCCGTCGCGTATCTGGGGTATCGGTGCTGCCCACGGACAAGTGGGCTTGAGCGATGACTATGGCGATACCTTCGTAGCCAAGACGAGCAACCCCAGTCCCTACGGCATCCAGGGGATCTATTTCTCTCAGACCTATGCGTGGCTCCTGACCGGGGGTAGCGGCTCTATTCAAGGAGAACTCTGGCGCTCCGGGCTACCAGACAGCAACGGTAATGGGCTGTCGTGGGTCAAGGTCACGGATCTAGCCGCGTTGGGTGGCGGAGTAAACAGCACGTTTCGCAACTCGTGTTTCGCTGTCTGCGAACCATATCTCTACTTACTAGAATATGGAAACGTCCAGGTGACTGGCGGCCCATCGCTGTACGAAAGCAGTGACTTCGGCGCGACCTGGACGAAGCGCAAGACGTGGACCAATGCACGCCACGGCCACGCGGTCAAGGTATTGGCCGGGGTCCCCTGGGTATCGCTGGGAGATATTGGCGCGTCGTGGTCCGACGTAGGTATCTGGTGCGCGACCAGTGCGCTCGCCACGTCCTGGAGTCGGCGAACCATATTCGGGGACAGTTCATCCGGCAACTACCTCGACGTGATCAACTTTTTCCCTATGAATGTCGGGGACGATAGCAGCGATCCCACCGCATACCCGATGCTCATGTGCGAGAGTGACGGACGCCAAGGTCACGGCCCTATCGTATTTCCGTCCCAGTCCCCGACGGCTTCGATGGCGCTGTTTCCGACCTGCAAACTGCCGCTGCCGACCGTCGGCACGATGCGGCAGTTGACCCTCACATCCGAGGGAAATTTGATGTGGGTGAGCACGGGGGAGGGCGGCGCAGTCGGTCCAGTGGACTCCGTCTGGATCAGCGCGCCGCCATTCTCTGAGGCGTTCCTCCTGGAAAAGGTCCCTCTCGGAACATTCAGCACACTTCCAGATCCCGTGGAATGTGGGCCATACATTTTCTTCGGACGCTACCGGATCACCAAAGAGTCTTTCGTGGGTGGAATCAAATGAGTGATGAAGAAGACAAAATCAAGTCGTCAGCGAAACTCGAAGTTCATGAGTGGAAGATCGACGAGCTACACCGTGGCGTGAAAGAGCTTCAGACCGAAGTCCGTGGGTACCGGAAGGAGAACCAAGAGACAGCCAGGATCCTCGACGAGCACGTCGTCTCCTGTAACGACCGCTACAAGGAACTGCGGGCCGACAAAGCTGGAGGCACGGAAGCGTTCGAGAAGAAACTCCCGTTCTATGTCCGCTGGCTCCTCAACTACGCGAACCGGCTCCCTGAGAAAGCGATTGACTGGGTACTGCTGGTGATCGTCCTCGCCTGCTGGTTCGCCTACAACCACGGGTTCATTCCCCCACCCCCGGTGTCTCCATGAGCCGCTGTCTCGCCTGGCTTTCCCAAACGACTTCCGGAGCATTCTGCCTCGGCGTACTTCTCGTCGCCATCATTGCCGGTACCACCTATCTCATCAGGAGCTTCTAGCCATGCCTACATCTCCCCGCACCACTACCCTCGGCATCCTCGCGATCATCGCGGCTCTCTGCGGCGCCGGGTCTGCCCTGCTCGACGGCAATCCGGCCACGACACCAGACTGGTCGTCTCTCGGCGCTGCCATCGCTGCGGGCATCGGCCTGATCACCGCACGGGACAACAAAGTCACCAGCGAACAG